TTATTTGGACTGAGCCAGCTTGACTTCCGTCCACTCGCGCCCGCGATTGTCCCGATAGAGGGCGGTCATTTGGGCCGACGTATGGCCGACGAGCGCCTGTGCGAACGCTGGCCCGTACTCATCGGAATACAGGCGAATCGCCAGCGATCGAATCTCATGAAACGATGGCGGATTCCTTCCTTCTCTTCCAGTTATGCCGGCAACGTCGCGCATTTCGGCAAACGTCTTGCTGATCGTGTCGTGGTAGACCTTCTGTCCCGGTTTGACGCTGCCGCGCTGATGGATGAAATGCACCATGTGCTTCGACACAACAGAATCACGGCATCGCTTGATGACGGCTTCAATTGTTAGCTTGACGGAGGAGAGGCCGACATGAACCGGTATTTTGAGCTTCACCTTGCCCTGACTCTTAATTGGCTCAACCCACAGGAAGCCGTCCTTGACCTGATCGAAAGTCATCGCCGCGATGTCGGAGAGTCGCTGCCCGGTGAGCAGCGCCAGTTCAAACGCATTTGCAGCCCAGCAGCGAGTCGAATCTTCGCGAGTCCTTGCCACGATGGCATTGAAGTCATCAAGCGTGAGTCGGTCGCGCGACACATCAACGGGTGGCGCTTTGACTGGTATGGCTGGATTCTTTCCCAACTCGATGTGTCCTGCCGCCTCGGCAGATCGAAAAACGTCTTGCAAGCGGCTTCGGATTTTCGCCGTGATCGTAGCGCCGCGGCTTTCCGTGATGCCTTCAATGTAGTCATTGATTTCCTTCGTCGATACTCTCATCAATGACTGGGTGGAGAACGGCGCAGCCTTAATCGCCCGGATCTGCGACTGAACGGATTTGATCGTATTGCCAGCTTTGCCTGATGCCTCAAACTTTTGTAGGTACTTGTCGCACCACTGATCCAGCGTTAGCTTACCTCCATCGATCCGATTGATTAGTGACACGTCGCCAGCACGGTGCAGCAGTTCTGCATTTGCAGTTCGAGCTTGGGCGGACGCCACCTTGAAATCTCTCCCTAAGCCGTAGGATTTTCCAGTGGCCGTATTCTTGTACCAAAAGTAGCCAGCCGAATTCTGATACAGGTTGGCTGGCCAGTTCCTGCGATCCGCATTCCTTCGTCTAGCGGCCACTTGTCATCCTCTCAATTTTTTCCGCAACAGGGTCAACGTACTCGGCATCGGGGCGACAGAAATACCCTCTTCCTACCTTGCGTGGAACTGGGCGGATGCGCCCAGCCTTGATCCAGTTAAGCAACGTGTTTTGATGCGGTCGGTGCTCGCCGAATACCGCGTCGGCCCAAGCCGCCACTGGAATCAGCCTCGCTGTCATCACAATCTCCAATTCATTCGATTTTGCTGTCCTCGCTCACGATTTGCTCTCTTGGGTACGGGCGGCGTCGAGGGCGCATTCCACCTCGTCTACATCTGGCGGCGGCTCATTGCCGCTGCGCCAGCGCTCACGTAGTTCAAGCGCGTACGTAGCCGCATCGACATACCATGCTCGCTCCCGCAGCCAGCGATAGCGCTCTGCGCAGAGCTTGTCGTCATCCGTCACCTCGGAGCGCGGCTCCGGCTGGCTCGGATGGGGGGCGAGAATTGCTTCCAGTTCTTCCGCAAGCTTGTACTGGCAGGAATGTCGGGCCTCGTCTGCTGCGCGGCTGATCAGCTGACGTTCGCCGACCGTCAGCGCGTCGTTATTCGGCATGGTCGACTTCCCTCACTTCTTTGATGAAGTCGGCGGCATCCTCAGACGACTCGAAGAAAAATGCCTTATTCGTTCCGCCGTCGTAGACATGCGCCCATTTCTTCAGACTCGGCTCGTAAGCCTGCACGCTGTACTTCGGCTTGAGCGTGTTCATGTCAAGCCACGGATGAGTGCGCATTCTCCATTCCGGGCGCACGCTGCTGCGCGCGATTCCAAGTTGCCTCTTAGCCATGGCTGGCTCCCTCGGCAGTTGACTTGCCGCAAAGCGGGCAGTAGCTGGAAATGACCGGAATCAGCTTTCCGCGCGTGAATCCTTTCGCCTGCGCGACGATCTTGAACTCGGTCTTGTGGATCACGCGTATCGAATTGCTAGACATGGAGAATCCGGCCGATTGGCAGTCGGCCGAAGCGTCCGCGCCGAGTTCTTCGCTGTAGCGTTTGGCCAGTTTGATCTCGATCTCGCTGATGCAGTTGCAGTTCATGATTGGTCGGCTCCATTGAGAAGCTCATTCGCGAAGCAAAAGAGCTTTGCAGCCATTGAGATTCGTTGGTCGGGTGACAAAGTCGTCGTCAAGTGCGCTGCCCTAGTGGTGGGCGGGGCGAGATAGAGAAGGTATTCGCCTGGCTTCAGATCAAGCGCAGCCGCTTCCGGCGCAATGTCGATTGCGTGGCGTGTTGATCCGGCATCCGTGCTTCTAACGCGCATGTGCGCCACCGCCTCTCCCGCATCGGCGGGGGCGCTGACGGCGTAGCACGGAATCGAATACGGCCGCACCGATGATGCGGTAGCGCCACCATCTGCCAATGCGCGTTGCTTTTGCGCGGCGGTGATTGCCCGGTCGTCATCAGTTACCCACGCGATCGGCTCGCGCGCCTCTGCCGGTGCGTCGGCCTGCGCGGGTTGAGGGGCATAGTAGACGCGACGACGATTGCTCGGCTGTCGTTCGGCGTAATACGCCGGTGTGACGTCGGTCCACGAACTCGTCTCTTCAACCCACACCTGATGGATTACCTGATGGATCGCCGCCGGTTCTTCCGGCAGAGCGGGGCGAGCGCCGAGAAATCCAAGCGGAAACCAAACTCCCGAATCCTTGCGGCATTGCTCGATAGCGTCATTCCAGAGCCAGTCGCCCGACAACGCCCCGGTGTCCGGATGCTTGCGAACCCACGCCACCGCGTCCGCACCGGGCACCATGGGAGCGTCCGCATAGGAGAGAGGGCGCACCGTCACCTTGCCGAACAGTCGGCCGGCATACGCGCGCACCATCGACTCGTCCTTGTTCATGTAGTGTGTCGGCTTGTTATATCCGTCGATACCTTCGGCAATCCATCCGAGCGGCTCGCTCGCAGCGGGCGATGCTGCCGCGCTGGCTTGCCAAATCTCCCACGCACCTTCGCAGCGCGGATTGTCGTATTCGCCTTTGGCGTTGCGCTGGAGAAGCAGTGGGAGCATCGATCGGTATTCGATCGGAACGTCTCGGGTCCACCATGCCTCGAACGCCGCCCGTTTGTCGGCCGGCGTGGGGATGATCGGCGCTGCTGCGGGATGCTCGGCAGAGGACGCGGCGAACCCGTGAATCATTTCGAGGATGGCGCTGGCTTCTTCGCTGCGCTGCTTGATAAGCGCATGTCCGTAGCTCTCAACCAGTTTTGTCAGCGCATCAGCGCGGCTCTGTTGTTGGTCGTTCATGGTCGAACCTCGATTCAAGACGGTTTGCGGATCTCGACCGCACACGGCGTGGTCATCACTTCGTGCAAAGCCGCTTCAAGCCATCCCATGACCCACTCATCGCCCACGACGCTTCGAAGCAGTTGGTAAGCGGACAGCAGCGACGCAGACAGGTAGGTAACCTTCTCTGAATCGGTCATCGTGGCAATGCCGTTGCGGGTGTAGTCGTCCAACACGAGCTTCATCGTCCGCATGTCTTCGGCTTTCTCGGCGTCGCTGTATGGCGAATCAGAGTGGATCTTCGCGGTGGTCATTATTCGCGGCCCTCCACGTCTGCCGCAGTGATGACGTACTCACTCACGTTGACGACGCTGTAGAACGTCGGTTTTGCATGCTTCTCGATCCAGCCCGAGAGAAGCATTTCGAGTTCAGCCTTTGCTTCCGGCGCGATGTCCGGATATCCATCAGCAGCTTCGCCGACCTCGTCATAGGCGCGGTCGCTGATCATATCGATCACGTCGTTGGCGTCGCACAGGTGCACGATTGGGATCGGCTCGACATCGCCGTAGAACACAACATCGCCGACAGCGAGCTCGTCGTGCATATCGAGTAGTTCGTCGAGCGCATCGCACGAGAAGAACTCGTTGTCTTTGCTCCAGACCGTGCGTCTCACATCGGTGGTAGCGCTGCTTCCCGTTTCGTTTGTCACGTTCAAAGTTCCTCCAATAGCTTGTCGATCGGCTTGCGCGATTGCAGGACGACGAGAGCCATTTGTCTCTTACCTTCGTCGAACCCCGCCCGATAGGCGGCTTGTTCTGCGGATGTGCGCCCGGTCGGCTCCGTTGTATGCCGTGTGCGATCGCGGCGCACCTTGGGGGGAATTGCACGTGCAAACAGCGCGTGCGGGCCGTCTTCGGTGTCGTAAATCTCGAGCAGCACCCAACCTTCGCCATCGGGTGGCGTCGGCGTCCATGCGCTGCAACCGGCGTCAGCGCGCTCGTAGTACTGCTCGTAGCTTTCGGCATCGACGTCGGATTCCATGCTGATGAATGCCGATTCGATGCCGAACGCTTCAAGGAACCTGTCGACGCGTACATCCTCGTCGCAGAGGGGAAGCTCGGGATGCGTCAGCCAGCCTTGTTCGTCGCGCTGGATCTCGCGCGGTGCGAGCAGCTTTGCTCGCAGCCCTTCGAGCGAAACGAAGCCGTCGAAGAGCGATTCCCGTGTTGCGGTCGCGAGGTCGAGCCGAAGCGCCTTTGCTTGCTTCAGTACCTCGTCGCGCTGCGGAGACTCAGGCAGCCTGTCGACAGCGCCGACAAGCTCGAATGCGCACTGCGTCAGGTTCACGATGCCGTTCGCGCGCGGTGTCGTCTTATTCGTCATGTCGTGCCTCCGTTCAATAGTCGCGGCCGGGGTAGTAGGTATTGATGCTGTTCTCGTCGCCGTCGATAATCAGCCTCGTGCCGGCGGCATAGAGCTGGAAAAGGCGGCGCTTGAAACCATGCATGGGGCCGGCAAACAGCGTTTTGCTCGGGTCTTTTTGATCGATCTGAACGCTGTACACCCGGCCGTCGTGGACGTCGATCCGATACGGGCATTTGTAGTATTCGGTGTTGCTCTCCTTGTCCAGGTAGACGTGGTAGAACTTCGAACTGGCGAGACCCTCTTCGCGAACAATCAGCGTGATCCGATCCGACTCATCGCACGAGCACGGGAGGTACTGGCGATTGGTATGCTCGTCCTTGATGAATTCATCGACGAGTTGCGAGAGCTTGATTTCGGCCGGTGCGGGCGCGAGCAGCTCCTTCATCTGCTTCTCGATCTGCGTTTCGATTGTCGCGTTCAACCGCGCGTCGACCTGCTGTCGGATGATCTTGAGAATGAGGTCGTTGTATCCGGGCAGACCAAGGTTATGCAAATCGACTTGCAGCGCGGTTTTGACGTGCTCTTTCAATTGCTCGCCGAAGGTCGAGTACGAGCGGAGTTCTTCGTCGAGGATCGAGGTGATCGTCTTCGTCAACTTTTCTTCGATCGCCTTCTCGATCGCGCCGGCCGCGACGATGTTCGAGAAGGCAGTGGAGACGGCTTGTTGCAGGTCTTTCATGGCTTGGTCCTTATGCACGTCATTGGAATTCGAAAGAGGTGCTGGTCCGTACAGGCACCAGCTCAAGCAGGGGTTCAAGGGCGGACACTCAGCGCTCGCATAAGGCAGCGTTGCATGACTGCTTGGCATCAATTTGAGGGAATGGCGGGACCCAACCGCCACCGCCGAGCGTCCGCTCTTGAATCTCCGCAGAGGAAAAAGAGGGTGCCGAACTGGCCACCCTTAAAGGCCGCCCATATCCGAGGGGAGAGCCGGGCGTGGGCTCAGAATTTCGTTACTTGATCTGGACGAACGGGACGCTGTTCGAGCCCATGTACTGGGGGAGCTTGCCGTCCCATTTCTCGATCGCCATCTGTTGCAGGATTTGGCTGTTCTCGCGTAGTGCTTTCGCTTTCACCTCGAGCGCTTCGGCCTCGCCCTTGGCGATCGCGACTTGCTTTGCCGCGTCCGCCTCGGCTGCACGCAGTTCGTTCTCCTTCTGCTGCGCGATCTGCGTCGCTGCGATCTTCCCGTTGATCGAGTTCATGACCTGCTCGGGGAGGCGCATCTGATTCACGAAATAGACCTTCTCGACACTGATTCCGACCTTCGCGGCGTTCGCCTTTACCTCGTCCTCGACCGCCATCGACGCGCCGGCGAGATTCAGGGCGTCGCGCACGATCGCGCGCAGGTAGACGCCCGTGATCTCATCGACTCCGCGCCGATACTTCTGGAACACCTTGGGCGCGTTCTCACGCGGGATCGCGTAGCTCACGCCGATGTCGGTGTTGACCGACAGCCCCTCCACCGTCTGGAACGTGAACGACTCGTCGGACTTGCCAGCTTTGTCCCACACGTAGGACTGCGTGAACGTCGGGAAGATGAACATGTCGACGTTGGGCCCGTTGAAGTAGCGACCGGGCCCCTTCACTTCGACGTTGACGCCGCGGTCGTCGCCGTAGCGTTGCACCTTCACACCGACGTAGCCGGCCGGGACGTTATCGCAGCCGGCCGCGAGGAACATCGTCGGCGCGAGGATCAGAATCAGAAACAGGCGTTTCACTTGGTCTCCTTGAAATGAGGGGGGATGAATTTCACAAAGGCGGCGGCATATGCCAGCCACACGAACGGCACGGCGAGCAGGGTGATGCTGCTGTCCTGATTCACCAGCCACGGGGTGACGATCGACAGCAGCACGAGAAACAGCACGGCCGCGACGATGAGCTTCGAAGCGGTTTTGATTGGTATCTCCGGTAAAAAATGGCGGGGCGCGCATACGGGCCGCCCCGCCGAAAGGCCGCGCTTATCCGAGAGGAAATCCCGCGCGCGGCAAGCGGGGAACTGCTGTGTGTGGCTTGCGTTGGCAACAAATCCGCCACGCGCCCGGAACGCCGGAATGTGCGTGGCTATGGGGTGAGTCGTCGTGCTAGGATTCGCAAAAAATACAAGCGGGGATGCGATGAAGAAGGTGTGACAATGCCTTGAGGTCGGCTTCGCGCTATGTGCGCTCGGAATCGTGGCCTTGTTTCTCGTCTATGCGTTCAAATTGCACAGCAATGATGCCGCTGGCTGGGTACAGGCAGTCGGATCGATAGCCGGCATCTTCATTGCCATCTGGATCGCTGGATCACAGCATCGTGCCGATGTGGCTCGTCGCGCGGACGAAGACGCGAGGTCAGAGTACCTACTGGAGGTGGAACTGGCATGGCTGAGTACCGAGGTCGTCGGTTTTCTCGGCCAGTTCCGTGACATCAAGGCGGGCTTTCCAATAGAAGATAGATTCTCTGAAGATGACGTCAGGGATTTGCTCGATCGATTGTCCTGGTGCCGCCAGCGCGCCCGGCACAAGACGCATTTATGGATGGTCGGGCAACTGCGTTCGTCCCTCATGGGTACTGTTCGCGCCATTCGTAGCAAAATGGCTCATACACTGATGGTATTGACCGATGACGACGTCAAATTGATCAACGATCTTCGGCTGGCGGCAATAGAAGTTTCGGATCTCGCGTCACGTGCGAAAGCGATTCTTGGTCCCTCTGCGGGTGCATGATTACAGCGCTCTTGCTTGGTGGGCGACGCAGAGAAACCAGACACAGCCGATAGTGATGCCGTAGGCGAGGATCATCCCGAAAGCCCGAGCGAGACGGCCGTTCGGCCGAGCGCACGCGGCGAGTAGATCATTGTCGAAAGCGACTCTGTTCATGATGGTCTCGTGTCGTCGCAATTACCGACGGTATGCATGGGTCGACGCGGCGAAAGGCTCGATAGACGTATCGGCTGCCGGCTCAATGCGCTGCATGGCGCCGGACGGCATGAGCTCGATTGCGTCGAGGCAATGTCCGGCGAAGTAGTTGCGATCATGGCGTTCGATGGCGTCTTGGAGCTTGGCCCATGTCAAGGTTTCACGGACGTTGTATTCGTGATTTGCATGGATGTGAAGCATCGCGGTCCCCGGTGGGTTGTGATTGCCCGCAGGGCGGGCGCGGTTGGTCAGGTGGCGTCCTGATCGATTCGCTTGATGCATGACTTAGCGTCACGGATCGCCTTTTCATGGCGTGCGACGGCTTCCGGATAGTGCTTCATCGTGGGCTCAGAAGCCGTCAGCGCTACCATTGCGCCGCGAAGCGCATCGACGAGCTCGGTGTAGAAGGGAAGATCCGCAACGTCGGCGACGCGGTTGCAGGCTTCGAGTACGGTTTGTTTGTCCATCATCGTTCTCCTGTAGCGGGCGCGGTTGGTCAGTGCATGTGGTGCTCGTCGCGGCCGATGTGCTTCATCGCACGCGTAACCTCGACGACGAGCCAGAGAATCAGAAGGGCCAAAGCCCCAGTCACGAAGTGCTTCACCTCAGCAGCCTCCGCGAAGATCTTCGATGCCCTGAGCGATCAGATCGCTTGCAACTTCGCGCAACAGGTGCTCGACAAGCGCGCCGCGAGGCAGACGGCGCAGTTCGAGGAGGTTCTTTGCGGCTTGGCTCACGATCGGCTCCTAGACCTTGAGCCCGATCGACCGTAGAAAGAGGCGTCGGTCGTATTCGAGCTTCAACCGGGCCGCGTGCCGCATTGCATGGGCGCGGCCGATGTTCTCGCTGTACCGATGAGATAGGCCGAGTACCGCCCACGTCTCACGGCTCGCGTTTGCGCTGACTTCGAGGTCAGCTGCTGCGTTTTCGAGCCACTCGACCGACACGGTCGGCAGCTTCCGTTTCGCTTCCACTGGATCTCCTTTCGAAGAGTCACGATCACGATCCTCGCTTCCCCTCATGATTTAGTAGTCCGAATTCAAAACAACGATCAGGGCGTAACACCAACCGATCTGCTTCCTTGTCAGTTTTCATGGGATGGGGCCACTGCCGCGACTTCCGGTTTCGCTTTCCCCTCCGAACGACAATCCGGCTATCTCGCGAACCGCCACGTGCGTCGCGACCAACTCCGGCATCCTCTGGCTCCCTCGCCGCGGCCAGACCACGTCCGCATCGGCAGGACCCCATCTCATGAAAGCTGAGTGGTGTCGGGCGCTACCCCGTTTCTCGGCTACACCGTTGAGCCGACCGGTTACTCCCTTGCGGGTCCCGGTACGCTGGCACTCTTAAAGATCGATCCGCCGGAGCGGTGCAGCGAGTAGTGCTGCGTTGAGATGAATACTATGCGCAATCGCATAATACGGTCAATGCGAAATCGCATAGAAATTTGTAACAGCCCCGTCGGACGAATATGCTTACGTGGCGCCTACAACTCGCTTGCCCATATGGCGCCGGCGAATCCCGCGCCGAGCAAAGTCGGGTGTACTAGAGAGACCAAACAATGAACAAATATGGGATCGCGGGGGCGATCATCGCCGGGGCATTGCTTGTTGCATGTAGTGGCAGCGATGATGATTTGATGACTCGAGCCCGGCGGGAAAGGGACGTCCGGGCAATCACTTTGTGTCAAGACTATGCGCGGTCCAAAGCCACCCATCCGAGCACGGTAGACTTTTCGCTCTTGGGGACGCGGGTCGCCGAGCAGTCGGACGGCAGCGTGATCGCTGCCTCAACCTTCACGGCGAAAAACGGGTTTGGCCTCGAGTTGAAGTACGAGGTAGCTTGCCAGGTCAACGGGAGCGGCGTTGTTGAAGCAGGCATTCGTGAGGCTCGCGATTAAGGCGCTATTCGTATCGTCTATCTCGGAGTTCAACGGGAATTAGCCAAGACATCTGACGACGTAATTTTGACCTTCGAGCGGTTGAGCGTGGAAGGGAGGGCAGAGTAGTCGGCGTAGAGGAAACATGCGCCGGATTTGTGGGCTGGCTAGCCGAGGCATGGGATCAACGCAGCGATGACGGGATCGCTTTGCTAACGTTGGTCGGTGCTACTCAATGTATGCGCCGAAGATCACGGAGGCGGCGAAGGCGTGGGTGGTCAATCTGGCGTGCCGCAAGCCGAAGGAGCTCGGTCTGGCCGCCTACGTGGCCACGCACGCGAATGAGGCGGGCTTTCCGCGACTGGCACTCGCCGGCAAATCGACTGTCTGGCGGATTCTGGATGCTCACGAGCTCAAGCCACACCGGGTGCGCTACTACCTCGAGCAACGCGACGCACAGTTCGAACGCAAGATGGAGGGAGTACTGATGGTGTATCGCGACGTCGACCTCTACCGTGCCCGAAGCGGTGCATGACGGACGCCCGGTGCCGGTCTACACCGTCAGCGTCGATGAGAAACCGGGTGTGCAGGCCCTGGGCACCACGGCGCCTGATCTGCCGCTCGTGCGGGCAAACATGCCAGCACCGGACGCGACCATGGATATGTCCGCCACGGCACGCTGTCGATTCTCGCGGCGCTAGACCTGCACACCGGCGAGGTTATTGCCAAAGTCGAGGATCGCCATCGCAGCCGCGAGTTCATCGGCCTGCTGCAACGGCTGCATGAGCATTATCCGCCTGATGCACTCATCCGTGTCGTGCTGGACAACCACAGCGCCCACATCTCGAAGGAAACAATGGCCTGGCTGGTTGCTCACCCGGGACGCTTCGAGTATGTTCACACGCCGAAACACGGATCCTGGCTGAATCTGGTCGAGTCGGTCTTCCCGAAAATGGCGCGCACCTTCCTGCGCCACATCCGGGTCGCTTCGCTCGATGAACTCAGGCAACGCATCCTCCAGGGGATCGATGAAATGAATGCACATCCGGTTCGCCTCACATGGAAAAGATTCGATTTCCCGATGGTCTGATTGAGTGTTTTAATGAAACCATGCACTAGTAAAGTTCATGGCAATCGCTGCGACCCCCAGAAAAATCGTGACTTAAATTAACGAAAACTTCAATGAAATAAATGAGAAAAATAAAATAGAGAAAAACCTCAAATCTGAAATTGAGCTGACATCCATAGGCATATGCAACAATGTCAATATCCTGTCAAATTATTTCTTGATTAATTACCTGACCCTTCGTAGGCGCACGATGTAACCATACAGGTTTCACGTATGTGTCTCTCAGGAAACTAATCGGGAGAAATTTTATGACTCTAATCAACCGGCCCCCCCCGAAATTCACGATACGGCGCGCCGCAGTTTCGGATATCGTCCGCCTCTGTTCCCTGTTCGAGCGGGAATATGGCAACACATCCCATCCGTGCCTAGACGAATGTTATGTGCGCAATGCCATGGCGAGCAACTCGGAAATATGGTTCGTCGCCGAAGAAGAGCGCGAAAACGCGATCGGTTGCATGAGTGTGAGCTACAACGCCCAAAATCGCTCTTGGGAATTTGGGCGCGCGATGATTTCCCGACGCCATCGACAACTGGGCGTTCTTTCGTCGCTGATGCAATCCGCGATCGACGCGATGCCGGCAACTGACCACGACCTTACGTTCGCGATTGCCCGCAACGATGTCGCGCTGCGGGCCTTTCAGGGTCATGTCGATTCACTGGTAACTGGGCACGATGGCGCGCCCAATATTGTGCATGGCGTACGCGAGCACCACGTCGTCGTGATCGGGAAGTCCCGATTGCCGGGTTTCAGGCATTGCCTGCCCCTCTCACCGATCTTTCGAGAATCCGTCTTTCTGCAAAATGAGATACTCGAGCCACTCGGTCTTGCCGGCACCCCGGAACCCTACCCTGATATCTGCTTCTGGGGGCGCGGGAATGTCTTTTCAGACAGCTTCACGTTGCGACAGGATGATCGGGTCAACGCGTACTATCTCTGCCGTCATATCGGCGGACAATTCATGACCGAGCGCAATATCGCGACCGATCTGCTGCGCTTCCTGAAACGTCGCAGCAAGTCAGCCTATGTCGGCGCAATCGTGCTTGCCGACAAGCTAATGCTCATTCGCATAATGCTTGAGGCGGGATTTCGCATCACCGCCTATCTGCCGGCATGGCACTGGAGCCGCGGCGCGCGCTACGACTGCGTATTGCTCGTCCGCCGCGGCTCCGGCTTCGCAAGCAGGAACGAACTCGATGTGCACATCGACAAGTTCGACACGGCCTACCACGAAATCGGTCAGCGAATCCTGGCCGCCTGAGTTCCCGTCGGCGCCGCCGATGCGCAACGGCTTCATTTCCGCAAACCACTCTCACAAGGTGAGGTATGACACAAGACGAATGGCGCTCGATCAAAGAGAAACTGCCGAACGGACCAACCGGCAATGAAACGCTCGCGTTATGGTTTCTTGACCTGTCCCTACTTTACATCGCTTGGTCGTTATGGCTCGCCGGCGGATTCGGACGACTCCCCGCACTGGTTCTCGGCGCGCTAGCACTGCTCCAGCTTTATCTGATCATGCACGAGGCGGTCCACAATTCCGTATCAAGCATGCATGTCTTCAACGAAATCGTCGGCCATGTTTGTAGCTGGATCATCGGATTGCCGTTCCTCCCTCGGCGGCGAGCCCATCTCGGGCATCATGCATGGACGGCTCATCCGTCGCGGGATCCGGAAAACAGGAAGATGATCCAGAAATTCTCCGTGATTACGGAGAACGACGCACGCACGCTCGAGTTCGCATGGCGACACTGGATTCCGATGATTGCGTTCAATCATTTCGTCAGTCACTGGCTTGCGCCATTCCAACACCGCGATACCCGCGCGCATCGCTCCAAATCAAATACCGAGCTTGCATTCGGCATCCTCTATCTGATCGGCTATGTGGCGGTCGGCACGCTGGCTTGGCACGCAGGGGTGGTCGGCAATCTCGTTGCGTTCGTGGCGATCCTGTGGACCGTGCTGCTGGTCGCAGTCGAACTCCTCAACCTTCCCCATCACGCCGAAATCCCGTTGCTCCCGCACGATGCAGGCCGACCTCCGCTGTGGGAACAGGATGTCGTATCGCACAGTTGTGCCCACCTCCCAGTCTGGTCGCGCTGGGTGATCCTGAACTTCAACCTCCATGTCGTCCATCATGCCTATCCATGGCTCCCGTGGCACGAACTTCCTCGCGCACAGCGGCTGGTCGATTCGATGCAAACCGGTGGGACGAACCAAACAAACGAATGGGCGTTCGCGGTGACCAAACGTCGCAGGCCGTTGCTCGAACTGATGGGACATTTCTTCGACAAGCGCGGCTCGGCGCCTCAGCGCTAACGTAGTTAATTATTGAATCGCCCCGCGATTTCGGAGACTCCAGCTCTTGAGAGAATGGAGTCATGGAAACCTTAAAGCCTGAAAGTAACGTAAAGAAGAAGCCGGCACCGAAGTATTCGCCGGAGGTGCGCGAACGCGCTGTGCGGATGGTCCTGGAGCATCGGGGCGAACCTGGCTCGCAATGGAAGGTGATCGCGTCGATCGCGGCGAAGTTCGGCTACTCCGGTGAGACGCTACGCAACTGGGTGCGACAGGCCGAGCGGGATCGTGGGCTGCGGCCGGGTTCGAAAACGCAGGATCAGGAGCGAATCAGGGAGCTCGAACGGGAAGTCCGGGAACTGCGGCAGGTTAATGAAATCCTGCGTAAGGCGTCCGCGTATTTCGCGCAGGCGGAGCTCGTGATTGCTCATATTTATCAGTTTACATCCCCCGGATTGTGGTTGTAGTTCTCATTGGCGCTCTCGGCGCATGCTGATCGCATATCTCGAACGCCTGTTTTATTCGGCAGCGCGGGCGGTACGGCCGGCAAATTGTATCCATGCACTGGATTGGTAATGGTCCTTGTCGTAGATAGATTTCCCTCGATGGTGACGCTATGGTATGACCCTATTACAACCTGTCAGAATTGTCATTGATAGGCCAGTTTGTCCTTGGCAAAATACTGTATGAATGTACAGTATTTGTAACAAAGAAAAGAAGACCAGGGGCGGTAATGAGAGAAGATTCGACAGTGCGCTTGCGCTGCAGGCCGGGGGATTTAGCAATCGTGACGAAGTGTGGGGTTCCGGAGCGCATTGGATTGCTGGTGCGCGTCGTCGGGCGATGCACCGATGAAGGGTACGATTGGCTAACGGAAGTCCAAGGGCGCGGCTTTCGCGGCCGCGACATCTATACCGGCGACATTTGCCTATGCAAAGAGGCGTTGATGCATGACTGGAACTTAACGCCGATTACTGGGTTGGGTCCTCGATGCCAGCTCGACCAACGCGAGGTTGCGCCCCTCCACGGAGTATTCTGAGTATTTCTCTCAGCGCGTTGAACGCGTCGGCCGGCATGCCGACGCGATCCGCGTCCTCGATTGCATCAATCAGCAACCGTGCGGCATCGCTTCGACTTGTCCGTCGAGGAGCGATGGCAGCATGCGATGGTGCGGGAATATCGGCTGCTGCAGGCATTCCCGCATTTCGAAAATCGTAAGTCCGGAGTTGTTCAACCGATACCCCGAAATGTTCCGCTATCGGCTGGATCGACGCAGTCTTCGGGTCGAGGCTTTCACCGATAACAATGCGATGGATTGTCGATTGCAGGGACTTCGTCCCTTTTTTTTGGCCGAGCAGCTTGCCCAAATCATTTGCATTCGTGTTGGCCCTTTCCATTAGCCAATCAATGTTGCTTGCTATCAGGGTCTTGAAGGTCATCATGGTGGCAGTATGCAAAGGCGCATAGCGCGCCTCAAGAAATAATGCGCAATTGCATTGACAGCTATGCGGTATCGCATACAATGCGGTATGGACACTCCAACTACCGCTTCAGCGCTTCTCGGCGACATCCGAATTCGACGTGGACTCACTGAAGTCGCGATAGCGCGTCGCCTCAACGTTTCCCAGTCCACCGTCAGTCGAATTCTGCGCGGCAAGTCCGACTGTAAGAGCAGCACGCTTGTGGCGATCCAAGCGTGGTGGCAAGAACTCGCTCAGGAGATAGCGGGATGACGCCCTCGGGTTCAATGAAGTAAGGGGCGAAATCGCTTTCAGTTATTTTGTCTTGTTTGGGTTAACAATATCCTATTTGGCATGCTGTCCCTTACGGGCCAGCGGAAGGAGTCAACGTGACAAATGCTAACGACAAGTGCGCTGTGACGATCGAGGCAAGTCCCATTGGAACGGGGCGCGTCTTGATTGATGGTGTTGAAGTCCGGTGCGTCCAGAGCGTCAACGCGCGCTTCCGAGCTGGGCAAGGGCCGGTAGTGGAACTGGGATTGGTCGCTGATGGCGGCACCCAGATCCACTACGACGGCGCGAACCTCTACGTCGAAGAAACTGCCATGCCCGCGGCACTCGAAATCGCTCTGTGGAAACACCTCGCGAAGAAGTACGGCCGCGAAATCGACGTTACAACGATGAGTTCGTCGACGCGCGATTACTGCCTCGTTGGCGACTAGATTCGCGTGATCTCGACGCCGCTTCGCACGAGTCGAAAGACATTTTCCGAGACGCGGTTCAGTGGCTCACCGTTCGAAAGTCGATATTCCTTGAGTTTTCGAGTCGCTTACCCAACAGAAGGAGACTTCATGAAGCGCATGTACGCGCGTTTCGTCCTGTGGCTGATTCGGCCGGCGCTCAACTTGCGGACTGAGCGCCAGAAAGCCGCGGTCCGTTACTACGAGGCAGCTATCGGATCGACTGGGCCAAGTTGGAGAAGCCTTCGGAATACCGTTCAAACGACGACAGGACGCCATCGCCGGCCCGTTCGCTGTTGAGCAATGTCACACGAGCCACCTCAAGTGCTTGAGTGTGCTCCGTGATGAACCGATTGAGTTGATCTTTGGACATCGACCGAAGTAGAGCGTCAACGACTGCAAGAAGCGCCATGTTTTCGCCCTTCAGTTCGCAGATCCGGTCAGCCACGTCTTTTAGATCCTTCATGGGGGTCCCCGTATGGAAATGGTTGTGTGAGAGCTGCCAATTCTAAGACGAAAGCTCGGGACCCTCGCCCAATGCAGTAGATCGCGCCTGCATGGCGCGGTTGAGGAAATTGAATTTTCGTTCGCACCATAGGGACACACTTTAGTAGTCCTTACCGCGACAAACAACGTTCAGATGAGGATTGAATGAACATCATCGACGCCGCATACGCGGTTGTTCACGATTACCCGGGCGGCAGTGAGTCGCTCGCGCCGCGTCTCGGTATGTCGGCGGCGGTGCTGCGGAACAAGGTGAACCCGAACAACGCTACGCATCACCTCGGGCTTGCTGACGCGGTTCGCGCGACGGACGTGACCAACGACGATCGGATGCTCGAAGCGTGGGCTGGCGAGCGTGGCTACGCGCTCGTGAAGTTGCCGAGCGCCGTTGACTGCTGCGACGCCGCGATCGTCGAGCTGATGGGCAAGGCGTGGTCGACGCACGGCGACGTCGGGCAGGAGATCGTGAAGACGCTCGAAGACGGCCGTGTCGAGCGGCACGAGATCGAGCGCGTGGATCACCGAATCTTCAAGCATGCGCAGGTGCTTCTCGATATCTCCGCGCGGCTGCGCGGCATGGCCGAGTAGTGGGGAGCGCTTGAGTGTCGCCTACTACAACGAGCACGATCAAGTCGCCGCGGAGTGGCTGCGCAACCTCGTTGCGGCAGGCCACATCGCGCCCGGTGACGTCGACGAACGCGACATCCGCGACGTGCATCCCGACGACCTTCGTCCATACGCCCAGTGCCATTTCTTCGCAGGCGTCGGCGTCTGGTCCTACGCGCTTCGTCGCGCCGGATGGCCCGACGATCGACCTGTTTGGACGGGTTCCTGTCCGTGCCAACCTTTCTCCGCGGCAGGCAAAGGACTTGGGTTTGATGACGAGCGGCACCTCTGGCCTGCTTGGTACTGGCTCATCGGTCAGCGCCGACCTGTCGCAGTGCTTGGCGAGCAGGTTGCGAGCGCTGCCGGGCTCGGCTGGCTCGATCGAGTTTGCACCGACCTCGAGGACGCGGACTACGCCTGCGGGGCGGTCGATTTCTGCGCTCGCCGCGTCGGATTTCCGCTTCGACGGTCGCGCCTTTTGTTTATGGCCCACCCCTACCGTCAACGACAGCCGTGGCGGCCGCAACCGAACCGCCGTGCGGTCGAACCCGAACAGTGCACATCACGACGGAGTCACGTTGGTGGATGCAGCGCGGCTGCACTGCCTGACTGGCGAGATGTTGTCGGCGCCGACGGAAATCGTCGGCTGCTTGAATCCGGCACTGAGCCGCTCGTTGATGGGGCTGCCGGCCACGTGGGACGACTGCGCGCCTACGGCAACGCGATCCACGCGGAAGCGGCGGTTGCGTGGATCGAAGCGTGCCGAGGAGTGATCGGATGAACTGGCTCGATCAATCCCACCGCGGAGACTGCCGTGACCTGATGCGCGCGATGATCGCCGACGGCGTGCGTGTGCAGACGATCGTGACGTCGCCGCCGTACTGGGGCCTTCGCTCGTATCTGCCTGACGGACATCCCGACAAGGGCAGGGAGATCGGCAGCGAGTCGACACTGCGCGAGTTCATCGACACGCTCGTCGGCGTGTTCGAGCTCTGCCGCCAACTGCTCGTGGACGACGGGACGCTCTGGCTGAACATGGGCGATGCCTATGCCTCATCGGGCGGACAGACGCCGATGCGCGGAGAGACGTTTGCCGGGCGCGCTCGCGCTAAGGAGAACATCTGCCTGAGCAACAGGAAAGCGGGCATCGATGGTCTGAAGGTCAAAGATCTGATGGGCCAGCCGTGGCGTCTTGCGTTTGCATTGCAGGATGCCGGCTGGTATCTCCGACAGGACATCATCTGGCACAAGCCGAACCCGATGCCCGAGAGCGTGCGCGACCGCTGCACTAAGGCACACGAATATCTGTTTCTGCTTTCGAAGAGCGAGCGCTACTACTACGACTTCCACGCGATGCAGGAGCCTGTGAGCGGTGGTGCTCATGCACGTTCGCCCGGCAATCGGTCACACAAGGCCACAAATGCATTTGCGGCGGGCGACGAGCATCACCGCACGAAAAGCGGACTCGTCGCGTACGCCGAGCGGCAGCGCGCCGCGGGCGTCAATCCGAAAGCTGTAGCGGTCGCCGGTTGGCAGACGGGACCGGGCGCACATTCGACTGTCGAGCACAACCGCGGCGCTCGTGCAAAGCGGCAGAAGCAAAACGAATCGTTCTCGGCAGCCGTCACCGACGTTGTCACGAGTCGAAATCGCCGGAGCGTCTGGACGATCCCGACGCAGTCGTTCGACGGCGCCCACTTTGCAACTTTCCCCGAGGCGCTCGTCGAACCTTGCGTGCTCGCCGGCAGTCGGCCGGGCGACGTCGTGTTCGATCCGTTCTTCGGCAGCGGCACGACCGGACAAGTAGCGCAGCGCCTCGGCCGCCGTTTCATCGGCTGCGAACTCAACCCGGACTATGAGTCGCTGCAGCGCGATCGTCTGCGGCAGCCGGGATTCGTTTTGGAGGTCATGTGAGCGAGCGCCCAACCCTCCACGTCGTTTCTCTGTCCGGCGGCAAGGACAGTACCGCGACGCTGCTCGTCGCGCTCGAGCTGCACGGACACGAGAACGTCCGTGTCGCAATGGCGGATACAGGCAACGAGCACCGTCTTACCTACGAGTATGTCGACTATCTCGAAGACGTCCTGTCGATCCCGGTAGCGCGTCTCAAGCGTGACTTCACTCCCGAGTGGTGGCATCGGCGCGACTACGTTCGCGACAAGTGGCCGGAGAAGGGTGTTCCTGAGAACGTCGTCCTGCGCGCCTTAGCCGTGTTCGAGCGTGGGCCGACCGGCATCCCCTTCCTCGACCTTTGCATCATCAAGGGGCGCTTCCCGAGCCGCATGGCTCAGTTCTGCACGTACTTCCTCAAGACTGAGCCTCTGAATGAGTACGCGCTGAACCTGATCGATGAGGCGGGTGTTGCTGTGTGGTCTTGGCAAGGTGTCCGAATCGAGGAGAGCGAGGCGCGCCGCAACCGCCTGCAGGGCACAGGGGCATGCATCCGATCGTTTGAAGAGGTCGGCGGGGGGCTGTTCATCTATCGGCCGGTGTTGCGCTGGACGGCCGAATCCATATTCGAAGCGCACCGCGTAGCCGGTATCAGACCGAACCCGCTCTACCTGCAAGGCCGCAAGCGCGTCGGTTGCCTCTGCATCAATGCTGGTAAAGATGAGATCCGGCAATGGGATATGCGTGACCGCGACCACATCGAGATGATCGCCGAGTGGGAAGGCATCGTTTCGGATGCGTCGAAGCGTGGCAACTCCACCTTCTTCCCGGCCCCAGGCGAGACGGACACGGCGCGGGAGCGAGGAAACATCTGGCAAGTCGTCGAGTGGTCGAAGACGACTCGTGGCGGTCGGCAATACGACCTTCTCGCGGACGCCGAACCTGCGACGACGTGCTCGTCCGCATACGGGCTTTGCGAATAGCTCCATTCACAAACTATCTCAATAGGAGCCACTGATGGCCAAAAACTCAATCGACGTCTACGGGGCATCGGGCAAGGGCAACGTCCTTTCGATGGACCCCGACAAGCTGACGCTCGTCACGGACCCGAAGCACCCGCTGTACGACCGGCGCGTACATCAGGCGCCGAACCCGAAGACGGTTCGAAACTACCGCGTGCAGGGCGTGCTTGAGCCGGTGCTCTTCTACAAAGACCCGGAGACGGGCGAGAACCTCGTGATCGACGGCCGTCGCCGAGTGATTAACGCGCGCGAGCTGAACCGTCAACTGATCGATGCGGGCGAAGAGCCGATCACGATTCCGGCGATCCCAAAGCGCGTCATGCGCGACAGCGACAAGTCGTTCGTCGGAATGATGGTCAGCACGAACGAGATCCGCGAAGAAGACTCGCCGATCAACCGGGCCGAGAAGATGGCTCGCATGCTCGACGTCGGCCACACCGAGGATGCTATCGCCGTCGCGTTCGGTGTCGAGGTGCCGACCGTGCGCTCTGCTTTGAAGCTGCTCGACTGCTGCATGGCGGTGCGTGACGCTGTTGAGGCGGAACAGATCACTGTGTCGCACGCGCTGAAGCTTGCGAAGCTGTCGCCCGACGAGCAACGCGCGAAGGTTCAGGCGTTGATCGATGCCGCTGACGGCAAGGAAGGGCACGCGCGCTCGCGTGCGCAGAAGGCCGTGCTCGGCGGTACGGCGGCACGCGTACGTCCGCGTAAGCAGATCGAGGCGGCGCTCGCGGAGGCGACGGGCGAGCGCTTGGCGGCACTGCGATGGGTGCTCGGTATTGACGACGCAGCAAGCGCACAGGAGGCCGCCGAATGAGTTTCGAGCACCTCAACCGCGCTATGCGCGAGCAGTTCCCGCCGACGGCCAAGGTGATCCTGATCTTTCTGGCGCGGTTGGCCGACGAGCAGGGGAATTGCGATCCGTCGATCGACGCCATTGCGGAATTCGCGGGCGTGACGCGCGTGACCGTGTCGTCGACCCTTCGCACGTTGGAGGAGGCCGGTGCGCTGCGCATTACGCGCCGTCCCGGCCACCCGAGCGCCTATCGCTTGACTCTCGGGAGAGCGTCTTGACTCCGACCGACATCAAAGAGCCCGTTCCGGCGCGCGCTGGCGAAGTGACGCCCGTTGCGGTGACAGCTCGCGCAGCGGCCGCGCGTACGTGTCTGTCATGTGGCGCAAAGACTGACGCTGACGGCGCGTTGCCGTGCGGGCACTGAGGAGCCTATGAGCGTCAAGGTTATGAACGCGGTGTTCGAGCGCTATCCGGAAGGCGGCGGCGAGATGATTCTCGCGCTGGCACTTGCGGACCATTCGCACGACGACGGGACGCACATCTATCCGAGCGTCGACAAGTTGGCTGCGAAGACGCGCCAATCGCCGCGTGCAGTGCAGTATCAGCTTCGCCGGATGCAGCAGTCGGGCTGGCTAATTCTCGTGAGCGAGTCGAAGGGCGGGCGTGGGAATACGCGCGAATACCGAATCAATTCGGACTGGATAAACGGTGCAGAACTTGCGCCCATTTCGTCGGGTTCAAAGGGTGCAAAAAATGCACCCAATGGAAAGGGTGCAAACGACGACGTAAAGGGTGCAACTGGCGACATAAAGGGTGCAAATCACAGCACTAAAGGGTGCAAAGCTTTTGCACCCGAATCATCAGGAACCGTCATAGAACCATCAGAGAACCATCAACCCGCGCGGCGTGCGCCGCGAGTTGCGTTGCATGGCGAACTGCGATCAATCGAGCTGCCCGACTGGTTGCCCGTCGACGCGTGGCTCGACTGGTGCGAGCACCGCGAGGCGAAAGCGGCGGAGAAGTCGGCGCCGTGGACACGCCCGGCGGCGAAGGTGTCGCTGCGCCGCCTCGAGAAGCTGAGAGAGCTTGGGCATGCCCCGGCGGACTGCATCGACGAAGCGGTATTGCGCGGCTGGACGGGGCTGTTCCCGGTAAAGCCGGACGGCGCGGCGACGACCGGGCAGGACGTTCCTTCCGATTGGCACAAGAGCGCGCAAGGTGTCACTGACCGCGGTAAGCAACTCGGCATCGAGCAGCGCGAGGGCGAAGTGTTCATGCGTTTCAAGGCGCGCGTCGTCAAGGCGGCCGGCCCAGGCGAGGCGATGGAGGAAATGCTGCGCGAGGCTGCCCGCTTCGGGAATGAGACCTACGAGCAGTTGTACCGGTACTTCAACGACATCCCGCGCGATCAGGAGGCGACGTGACGAAGCGCGCTTCATGGCCGCTCGTTGTTCCCGAGGGTACGGCGATGGTTGGCACGGCACGCGTGCGCGACGACCGAACTATCGGTCGCAGCTTCGCCGAGCGCGAGCTGGCGCGCCGCACGGGCAAGCAGCCGAACTCCGAATTCGACGAAATCGCATCCGGCGACCTCGACCGGCCACTCTTCACGCCGGTAATGACGGCGAAGCGCTCGAAGTACCGCAACACGAAGTGCGAGCACGACGGCATCAGGTTCGACAGCAAGCGCGAGCGGTCGCGATGGTTCGAGTTGATCAAGCAACAAGACGTCGGGCTGATCAGCGGTCTTCGGCGTCAGGTGGCGTTTGAGCTGATCGCGCGTCAGCGGCGTTCCGACGGTTCGATCGAGCGAGCAGTCGAGTACGTTGCCGACTTCACCTATCGCAATTCGGTGGGTGAGCTTGTGGTCGAGGACGTGAAATCAGCGGTGACACGGAAGAACAAGGACTACGTCATTAAACGAAAGCTGATGCTCCGAGAGCACGGCATCACGATTCAGGAGGTCGAGTGAAGAAGACGGTGAGCTTGAGCACGGGGAACTGGCTGATCTGCGATTGCTTGAAGCGGAAGGCCGGCCGCCGCGGGCTGACGATTGAGCAGATCGGATACGAAGCGTCGATGACGACTGATACGGTGAAGGGGCGCATACGAAACCTTCTCGGCAAGAAGTATGTTGAGCGCATCGAAGGCTCGCGCCCCACGACGTACCGCTGCTTGCTCAAGGAACTTCCGCCGCCGACTGAGTCGCCGCAAGAGAGGCTCTTGAAGCGAGCAGCCGAACAGCATCGAGAACGTAACGCGGCGATCGCGCACGCGGCATTCGCCATGGACCGGATGATTCGTTCCTGCGCAGTCGTTGCGCAACGCGATCGGCGCCAATGAAGCGAACGGGATTCAAACGAAAGCCGCATTCGCCGTTCAGTAGCCTGACGCGAACGGCGACGCTGAAGCGTCAGAAGGCGATCGTGAAGCGGATCAAGCGGCCGACCGTCGCCGAGGGTTCGAAGTATTTGGCGGCGTGCCGCGGCGAACCGTGCTTTCTGCGTGTGCCGGGTGTGTGCCGTCTTAACCCGCTCGACGAAACCGTTGTGCCGTGCCACTCGAACCAATCGCGCCACGGGAAGGCCGGGGCGATGAAGGCGAGAAACGAATTTACGGTTCCCGGTTGCGTCGCGTGTCACGCGTGGATCGATCAGAACCGGGTCGGCACGCCGAAGCAGGCCAAGTTCGATGGGTGGGATCGGGCATATGAGGAATGGGAGCCGGTACGGGCTCGAAAGATGGGAGAAGCAAATTGCCAGTGAGGATGTGGGTTGAGATTCCGGACGGTTCGTATAGCGTGCCGAGACATCGCGGACGTGGCGGAATTATCGTCTGTGAGCGGAAGCGCGAGATCGACGCGACAGTATTTCGAATCGCTCGAATCGCCACCGTTAAGCGCCAGTTGGTCACGGCCGTCGAGGTGGATGCGTTTATTCCCGAAATGCACCGATCGCGTATCCCACAGTGCGATGGCCGTTGGGTGGAGCCGGGCGTTTTCCGGACGAAGGCATACGCGTATCGAAACCGGAGCTCGCGTGTGCTCGGCGCGTTCATCAAGAGTGGTGATGATGCATGGGACGTGCGGGGGATGTCGTGAGCGCCTATCTCTACTTCGACCAGGGTGAGATTGCGGAGCCCGTGGCAAAGATGGCGGTGCGTCGCAACGAAGCAAGCACGGGTCGCCGCGTCATCGCGTTTCCGGGCTGTCCGCTCGAAGGCGTCGAACTCAAGGGCGGCCAAATCGAGATGCGGTTTCCACGCAGCGAGGAGATACGCACTGTCCTGATTAACTGGCTGATGTACTGGGGAATCCCGTTTCGAGTCCTGCCATGAACGAGCAAAACGAACCGACGATCGACGAGAGCAACCAGATAGAGGAACTGCTCGACGAGTGGTACGACTGGCAATCGGGATACACACCGAACCTCGGACATGGAAGGGTCGCCGCCACGTGCCGAGGCTTCGCCGAAGACGACCGGACCGAAACGGCGGAGGAACGCGCAGAGAAGGCCAATCGGAAGGCGGCAAAGCGGCGCGCGGAACTGGTTGACGTCTGCGTCGATGCGTTGGCGTGGCAGGAGCGTGCCGCGATCCAGCAGCACATGAAGGCGAAGCGCGTTAGCGAGATGAACCGAGCATGCGGTGCTCGCGTCTGGTCCAATCCTCGCGGGTTCGCCTTTCCGGACGCACACGCGACGTATCAGCGGGCGAAGCGGTCGATTCTTGGGCCGCTGAAACGTCGCAGCCTGCTGAAGTGTCCCGAATTACTGTAGCTACAAATATCCCTTGCATTCAACATTTATCGTAGCTACAATAATTTGCATGGACATCACCTTTGACCCGACCAAGCACGAAACGAACATTGCCAAGCATGGAGTGTCGTTGGCGCTTGCAGCGCAACTCGACTGGTCAGGACGTGTTGTCCTACGTGGACGACCGACGCGACTACAGTGAAGTGCGCGAAGTCGGGTTCGGTGTGATCGGCGATCGCCTCTATTGCGTGGTGTTCACGCAGCGCGGCGACTCGATGCACATCATCAGCATGCGTAAGGCGAACAAGCGGGAGGCCAAGAGCTATGTCGAGCAAGCGTAAGATCGTCATGCCGACGGACGAGGAAGACGCGGCAATCAACCGCGGCATCGCGGCCGATCCCGACACGTTCGAAGTGCCGGCGGAAGACTTCGCGAAGATGACGCGGCGAGGCAAGCGTGGTCGTCCGCCGCTCGAAGCGCCCAAGGTGCAATTGACCGTGCGCTATGACGTCGACATTGTCGACGCCTTCAAAGCGACGGGCGAAGGTTGGCAGACGCGCATGAATGATGCGTTGCGCGAGTGGCTGAAGGAGCACCAGCCTGCGTGATTGCCGACCGACGATGTCGTTATAAAAAAGGGGTTGTAAACCGCGCCGCGTTTCGCTATATTGACGACGTCGGGCGCGAGGTGCGCCCAAATGAAGCCCGCAAGGTGAAAGCCTCGCGGGCTTTTTCGTTTCCGCGCCCGGAACTGATATGGCTGTTCTGATGTTTCACCGTCGTCCGCACTGGGAGCGTGCGGCTGTGGCGGTCATCGAGTTCATGCGACTGCATTACGCAGATCGACGAGACGAGCGACATTGCGTTACGACTGTGCAGGCGGCAACTCGATCAAGTCGTCGACGGGCACGGCAAGTGCGCTGGCGATCTTAGACAGCACGTCGGTAGTACCGACGCGCTGCCGGGTTTCGATTTGGCTGAGATACGGTTTGCTGATGCCGGCTGCTGCGGCGAGCGCATCTTGCGTCATGCGCAGATGATTGCGCCAAGCTCGAACAGGGTGATCGCCCGCCAGTTCAGCATCGAGCACAGCGGCCGGGATGCGGCGGCCGTCGTCGCTTGCCTTGGCCTGCGCGTAGAGCGCTTCATCTTCGAGGTCTTCGATCAGGTCCTTCACGCGGTCCCACAGTTCGATGGGGACCACGGCAAAGGCCCGGTGGCCGTCCTGCTCGATAAATTGAACTTCGGTCATTTGTAGGCACCTCCACGGGGTTTGACGGCCAGCACAACGATCACGACGCGGCCATCTTCGATTTCGTACAACACACGCCAATCGCCAACTCGGAGCCGGTAGCCGGGCTGGCCCGCCAACTTTTTCGCGTTCGGATTCGGTGCGTAGGGGTCAACTGCCAGTGCATCGATCTTTGCCCGAATCGTCGCCGAAATGTTGCGCGGCATTGCCTTGAGGGCTTGGGCGGCTTGTTTGGTGAATTCGATTGAGTGCATGAACGCATGTTAGCACATTGCTAACAAATATGCAAACAAAGTTAGCGGATTTGTAGAGATGGCACGACGCCCGATGAAGCCGTGCAAGCACCGGGGGTGCGGTGCGCTCGTCGCGGATGGTAAGTCGCACTGCGATCAACATGCGCACGAGGCCGTCAAGTGGAAGTCCGACGCGGTGCGCGGCAATCGTCATGCGCGAGGATACGGAACCGCGTGGGACAAGATCAGGCAGCGCATCTTGCGCCGCGACAGCGGCCTCTGTCAGCCCTGTTTGCAAGCAGGGCGCGTGACTGTCGCCACTGCGGTTGACCACGTTATTTCGAAGGCGCGGGGTGGCACCGACCACGACGAGAACCTGCAAGCGATCTGCCGTGACTGTCACGCGGCGAAGACGGCGCGCGAGCGGTTGCGGTGACGTGGTGGTGGTCCGCCCGTCGTTGCTCGCCCGGCGGATGCGCCGGGTGGGGAGGGGGGGAGAAAAAGTCTGGAAGGCGCTGCCTTCGGGACCGCCCGCTTCGTCGAATTTTCACGCCCGCGAAATTAAAAATTCAGGAGTTTGCCAGTGGGAGGTATCGCGACAGTGCCGGGCCGGGGCAGAAAACCCAAGCCGACGGCACGGAAAATCGCTGCGGGAAATCCCGGCAAACGCGCGCTGAATAAGGACGAGCCGGACTTCGGCTTGGTCACGAACATCGAGCCGCCGGACTGGATTGTCGGCGAGGCGCGGGGCATGTGGGAGCGCGTTGTGCCGCTGCTTTGTGGACAAAACATCTTGCAAGTGACCGACCTGCACATTGTAGAAATCTTCTGTGCGGCCTACGGCAACTGGAGGACCGCCCAGGACGATTTGACTCGCAACGGCCCTGTCGTCGACAGCTCGCAAGGCAGTCCGATGAAGAATCCAGCTGCGACCGTTGTGAAGGAAGCGGCGGCACAAATGGCAAGCTTCGGCGCAATGCTGGGGCTCGACCCGGCGAGCCGGCAGCGCCTGGTCGGCGCAAAGCCGAAAGCAACGGACAACCCTTTCGCGAAGCTGCTCGGCAAATGATTGGAAGACATGGCGACGAATTTCCCGCGCGTAGAGCAGGGGCTCAAGTTCGCGCGAGAAGTCGTTCGTGGCAAGCGCTCCGCTTGTCGGTATGTGCAACTCGCTTGCAAGCGCCACCTTGACGACCTTGCTGCGAGCCGAAAGAAGGACTTCCGCTGGAAGTTCGATCCGGAGGTGGCCGAGCGGAAGCTCGCACTCATTGAGCTGCTGCCGCACACGAAGGGCGAGTGGGCGTTCAAGGGGCAACTGGTAACGCTAGAGCCGTGGCAGAAGTTCGGCCTGATGGCGACGTTCGGATGGCTTAATAAGCGCACCGGCAAGCGCCGGTTTCGAGAAAGCTACTGGGAGGTCCCGAGAAAGAACGGCAAATCGGTGATTGCCGCGGGCGTTGGCATCGGTATGTTCGTCCTCGACGACGAGTTCGGTGCGGAGGTATATGCGGGCGCGACGACCGAAAAGCAGGCGTGGGAGGTATTTCGTCCGGCACAGCTGATGGTCAAGCGTTCGCCCATGCTGATTGAGTCGGCTGGAATCGAGGTGAATGCCTCGAACATGAACAAGCCAGCCGACGGCAGCCGGTTTGAGCCGATCATCGGCAACCCGGGCGATGGCGCGTCGCCGTCGTGTGCGATCGTAGACGAGTATCACGAGCACGACAGCGCGGCATTGTACGAAACGATGCTGACTGGCATGGGCGCGCGTCGACAGCCGCTCATGTTCATCATCACGACTGCGGGCGCGAACATCGAGGGGCCGTGCTTCGACAAGCGCAGGCAGGTGATCGAAATGCTCGAAGGGACGGTGCCCGACGACGAGCTCTTCGGCTGGATTTGGACCATCGACGAAGGGGACGATTGGACCGATCCGCGCGTGCTGGCGAAAGCCAATCCGAACATCGGGATCTCGGTCTATCAGGAGTATCTCGAAAGCCAGCAACAGCGCGCAATCAAGTCTGCACGCTTCACAAACACGTTTAAGACGAAGCATTTAAACGTCTGGACGTCGGCCAAGGCTGGCTATTTCAACCTCGAAGACTGGAAAGCATGCGAAAACCGATCGCTGACCCTCGAGCAGTTCGAGGGGCAAGATTGCGTGCTCGCGCTCGACATGGCGCGCAAACTCGACCTGAACAGCATGGCTCGGCTTTTCTGGCGCGACATCGATGGGCGGCGGCACTACTTCTGCGTTGTGCCGCGGTTCTGGGTGCCCGAAGACACTGTGCGCAATACCGAAAACCGCCGTATGGCGGAGCGATATCAGGCATGGGTCAATCAGGGCGTTCTGCTCGAAACGGACGGCGCGGAGATCGACTATCGCGACATTCTCGAGGAGGCGAAGGATGCGAACCGGTTGTGCCCGGTGCAATGTACTCCGCTCGATCCGCATGGCGCGACGAATCTGGCTCATCAGCTCGAGGACGAAGGGCTGACGCCGGTCACGATCGTGCAGAACTACACGAACATGTCGGACCCAATGAAGGAGCTTGAGGCGGCGATTACGGCGGGCCGATTCCATCACGACGGCAACCCGATCATGACATGGTGTATCAGCAATGTCATCGGCAAGAACCTGCCGGGCAACGATGACGTGGTGCGCCCGATCAAGCAGGGTAACGACAACAAAATCGACGGTGCTGTTGCGCTGATTATGGCGATAGGTCGGGCCATGCTGGCCGATCGAGTCGATTCTGAGTCGATCTACGATCAAGGAGTAGGCGTTTGAATTCAATTGGCATTGCGGCTTGGGTGGCCGGCCTGCTTGGGTTTGCGTTGCTTGTGACCGGCGTGGCAATGATCAGCTTGCCGGTCGGCTTGATCGTTGCGGGCGTCCTGCTTTTGATGTGGGCGTTTCTGGCGGATCTGGCGTCGGCCCGCGCCGCACGTGCAGTCCCGTCGAAGGAGTAGCCCATGTTTTTCAGTAGGCAATTGCTGTCCAACGGCGGTCAGGCGCAGATGGGCGGTGGAGGATGGGTATCGGCACTGTTAGGCCGCTTCCGGTCGGAATCCGGTCAGGTCGTCACCCCCGCAAGTGCGTTGTCGCTGACGGTCCTGCAAAACTGCGTCACGCTTCTTTCGGAGAGCATCGCGCAGTTGCCGATCGAGCTGTACGAACGCTCGGGCGACGACAGAAAGCCGGCGATCGATCACCCCCTGTATTCGATCCTCAAATACCAGCCGAATCCGTGGCAGACGCCGTTTGAGTTTCAGGAGCAGTCACAGGTAGCTGCCGGTCTTCGCGGCAACAGCTACAGCTTCATCGATCGCGATCAAGACGGTGTCATTCAAGGGCTGTATCCGCTGGATAACGAGGCGGTCACGGTCATGAAAGGCGCGGACCTGATGCCGGTCTATCGGGTCTATGGGTTCGATCCTATGCCGAGGCGGATGGTGCATCACGTTCGCTGGATGTCGATCAACGGTTACACAGGGTTGTCACCGGTCTTGCTTCATGCGAACGCGATCGGGTATGCGCAGGCGATCCAGCAGTACGCCGGCAAGTCGTTCATGAACGGCACGGCGCTGTCGGGTGTGATCGAGCGGCCGAAAGATGCCCCGGCGCTCAAGGACCAAACCAGCGTGGATCGCATCACCGATGGTTGGAACGAAAAGTTCGGCGGATCTGGAAACGCGAAGAAAGTCGCGCTTCTCCAGGAGGGTATGACGTTCAAGCCACTGTCGATGACGAACGTTGACGCGGCACTGATTGATGCGCTGCGGCTCTCGGCGCTCGATATCGCGCGGATCTACAAGATTCCGGCCCACATGGTGAACGAGTTGGAGCGGGCGACGTTCAGCAACATCGAGCACCAGTCGCTCCAGTTCGTCATCTACACGCTGTTGCCGTGGGTCAAGCGGCATGAGCAGGCGAAGACGCGCGATCTCCTGTTGCCGTCGGAGCGCAAGCAGTACTTCATCGAATACAACCTCGGAGGGCTGTTGCGAGGAGATCAGTCGTCGCGCTACGCCGCATACGCGGTCGGACGCCAGTGGGGCTGGCTGTCGATCAACGACATTCGGCGGCTTGAGAACATGCCGCCCGTCAAGGGCGGCGACATCTACCTGAGTCCGATGAACATGGTCGACGCGTCGAAGCCGCAGCCGCTTCCCGTCGGCAAAACCGAGCCGACGAAAGCGGCAATCGACGAAATTAGGAGGGTCCTTTCTTGAAACCGCACCTCAGACTGGCAAGTCTGATTTTCAATCAGCCACAGCTCGTTACGGACCCGATGATGTCGCTCGCGGTGCAATGGGCGAATCACGCGCTCAATTTGAACATTGTCAATCTGACCGTGAACGGCGTGCAGCCGAAGATCATGGAAGACGGCGAATTCGAAAGCGGTGCGCAGATGGCTGCTGCATCGGAGCGCCGGCGTGCCCTGGTATCCGATACCGGCATGGACATCATTCCGGTGTCGGGGATTCTCGTATCGCGATCCGCACACATGAACCCCTGCGAGCCGATGACGAGCTATGAGGGCTTGCGCGCCGCAGTGAATCAGGCGGTCGCAGATCCGGCCGTCGAACATATCGTGCTCGACATCGACAGCAACGGCGGGAGCGCGACCGGCGCGTTCGAACTGGCGGACGACATCCGCGCTGCCTCGTTGATGAAGCCGATCACAGCAATCGTCAACTTCTCGGCTTTCTCGGGCGGCTACCTGATCGCAGCCGCTGCATCGAAGGTGATCGTCAGCCGCACTTCGGGCGTAGGGTCGATTGGCGTCATCGCCAACCATCTCGATGTTTCGAAGCGGGACGAGCTGCAGGGGATCAAGGTGACGTCGGTATTTGCCGGGGACCATAAGAATGATCTCACGCCTCATGAGCCGCTGAGCGACCAGTCTCTTACGTTCCTGACGAGCATGGTGCAAAACAGCTACAAGCAGTTCGTCGATGCAATCGCGAACTTCCGTGGTTTGAGTACGCAAGCGGTAAAGGACACGCAGGCGGGCATCTTCTTCGGACAGAAGGGCGTTGAGGCTGGGCTCGCGGACAGCGTTGAGACGCCACAGGCAGCGATCAATCGCATCGCAGCCGAAGTTCGCGCTTCCCGAGCCGGTCGTCAAAGCTCGAACACGCGCCGTAGCGTTTCGGCCCGTGCAGCCGCGATGAACATGCAGGCCATGACGTAACGAGTCGTCAGAAATCGGATTCCCGTCATTCCGCACTGGAGCGCGTTCGCGTCTCAGTCAAGCACTGCCGCCTTCGGGCGGCATTTTTTTTGGAGAAGAGTAGTGAATGTCAATGAACTTCGCCGCGAACGCGCAGCTGTCAATCAGCGGGTGCAAGCGTTGGCACAAATCGAGGTGGGTGGCACGGCGCTGTCGGTCGAGCAACAGGCCGAGTTCGATCAACTCAGTTCGAAATTCAACGAACTGACCGCGCAGATCGAACGCGCGGAAGCCGCTGAACGCATGGCGGCTGCCGCGGCCGTTCCGGTTGACCCGAATCCGGCTGCCGTCACGGCTCCGGCTGCCGCGCCCGTGTATGCACAACCGAAAGCCCCGGAAGTAAAGGGCGCGAAGATGGCGCGCATGGTACGCGCGCTCGCTGCGGCGCGCGGCGACGCGCAGCTTGCCTCGAAGCTCGCGATCGAGCGCGGTTTCGGCGAAGAAGTCGCAATGTCGCTTAATACCCTTTCGCCGGGCGCTGGCGGCGTCCTGGTGCCTGAGAACCTGTCGAGCGAGGTCATCGAACTGCTGCGTCCGAAGTCCGTCGTTCGCAAGCTCGGCGCGCGCACGCTGCCGCTCTCGAACGGCAACATCACTATCCCGCGCCTGAAGGGCGGTGCGATCGTCGGCTACATCGGCGCTGACACCGATATCCCGACGACACAACAGCAGTTCGACGATTTGAAACTGACGGCGAAGAAGATGGCTGCGCTGGTACCAATCGCCAACGATCTCATCAAGTACGCCGGCGTGAATCCGAACGTCGATCAGATCGTGGTTGGCGACCTCACCGCGGCGATCGGTGCACGCGAAGACAAGGCGTTTATTCGCGACGACGGCACGGCAAACACGCCGAAGGGCCTCCGCTTCTGGGCACTCCCCGGTAACGTCATTACGGCAAGCGACGGCTCGACGTTGCAGAAGATCGAAACGGACCTCGGCAAAGCCATTCTCGCGCTCGAAAATGCCGACGCCAATCTGACGCAGCCTGGCTGGATCATGGCCCCGCGTACGTTCCGCTTCCTCGAAGGTCTGCGTGACGGGAACGGCAACAAGGTCTATCCGGAACTCGCCAACGGCATGCTGAAGGGCTACCCGGTAGGCAAAACCACGCAAGTGCCGATCAATCTCGGTGAAGCCGGCAAAGAGTCGGAGATCTATTTCACCGACTTCGGCGACGTCTTCATCGGCGAGGAAGAAACGCTGGAGATCGACTACAGCAAGGAAGCCACCTACAAGGACGCCGATGGTCACATGGTCAGTGCGTTTCAGCGCGACCAGACGCTGATCCGGGTGATCGCAAAGAACGACTTCGGCCCGCGTCACGTCGAGTCGATCGCGGTGCTGTCCGGCGTGGCCTGGGGCGCGTAAGCGAAGTCGCAATCGCGCGGTCCGCCCGTTTGTAAGCGGGCCGCGCATCGGAGAGAAACATGAAAGTGGTCAAGTTCGAGCGGCATTACGGGAAGTACACGCCCGGCGACATCGCAGGGTTCGATGACGAGCATGCGGACAAACTCGTCGACGCCGATATTGCGTCGGCTCATGAGGCGGATGCGAAGAGCGCAAAAGTATCGGCGAAGGGCGAGAGTGCCAAGCCCACCTTAGCGAAGGGGTAACGTGATATGGCTGCTGTTCTCGTCGAATATCTGGACGACGCGGAGCCGCTCACGTTCGAGGAGGTAGCCTTTCAGTGCCGCATCGATGACGACGACGAACGGGATTTCGTCGAGCGCATCGTGATCCCCGGCGCGCGGCAAGCGGCCGAGAGCAAGTCTGGCGCGGCGATACGCAAGGCGCGCTACGTGGAGCGCCTGTCGGGGTTTCCGCTTGCCGAGATTTCATTGTCTGTCGGGCAGGTTATCCGCGTCGACAGCATTGAGATCCGCGATGCATCGGGAGCGACAACGACGCTCGACGCCGACGCCTTCGAGCTTGTTCAGTTGGGGCGAGAGGCGCTTCTTGTTCCCGAGGGGCAAGCGCGTTGGCCTTTCGCGCGCGCCGTGACGATCACGTACCAGGCAGGCGTCGACCTTGCGCGATACCCGTCGGTGCGAACTTGGATGCTGCTCGCAGCCGCATGGGCCTACGACCATCGAGAGCTCTTCTCGGAGGGGCAGCCCATAGGAGAAATGCCGGGCGGATATGCCGACGTCCTGCTCAATCCGATCACTGTTCCGCCGAGGTTCTGATGAAAACGGGAAAATTGAAGGAGCGGATCGTCATCGAGCGGCCGAGCGGTGAGACGAATGAGAACGATGAGCCGATTCCGGGAGCGTGGATCGTGCATGCGCGGCCGTGGGCCGATGTTCTCTTTCTGAACGGAAAGGAGCACGTCATCTCCGGCGCGGTTCGTGGTGCAACGATCGCAAGCATGCGCATCCGCTATCGAGCCGGTATCGACGAGCAGATGCGCGTTCGCTACGACGGCCGGCTCTACGACATCACGGCCGTACTGCCCGCGCGCAAACGGGGGTATCTCGACCTATCGGTGAAGGTGGGAGAAAAGTATGTCTAGCATTCAGATCGTCGGGCTTGCCGACCTGCTTGCGGATTTCGAAAGGCTGGCGAAATCGCAGTCGACGAAGGCGCTTCGGCGCGCGACGGTGGCCGGTGCGAAGGTGATACGCGATGAGGCGCGTAAGCGCGCACCGAAGAAAACCGGCAAGCTGCGCCGCAATATCGTCTCAGCAGCACTTCGGCAGAAGGACGCTCCGGGCTTGGCGACAGCAGGCGTACGCGTCCGGACGAAGGGCAAGGCCGATTCGCCGAACAACGCGTTTTATTGGCGCTTCGACGAGTTCGGCACACAGCACATGAAGGCGCAGCCGTTTATGCGACCGGCGTTCGATGCGTCGATTGGCGAGGCTGAAGGGGCGATTCGCACCGAGTTGGCGCGCGCGATCGATCAAGCGCTCGGAGGGCGGCGGTGAGCGTGATCGTAGTCCGTGACGCCTTGCAGGGCATAGGTGGTGCGAAGGGGTATCTCGGCGTCGCACCGGAGAAGGCGCCGGCGCGGTATTTCGTCGTCACGCGCGTTCACGGCGCGCTCGATATGGCACTTGCCGGCCCGACTGGTGGCCGTTCTGGTTCGTATCAGATCGACTGCTACGCACCGACGTTTACCGACGCGGACCGTCTTGCCGATCTGGCGGTTGATCGCGCGATGTCAGTTCAGGATCGGTTCTCGGTTGGAGGTGTCGACGAGCTGCCGGACGACTATTCGGCGGACACAGGACTTTTCCGCGTCAGCTTGGAACTGTCGGTCGAGTTTTGACCTGCACCACGACGATTCATTTGGCCCGCCGCGTGCGGGCCGTTTCATTTGTGAGGGGCTTATGGCCGAAAGAAGCAAGCGTATCCGATCGCAGGGAACCAAGGTTGAAGTTTCGAAGGTGCCGTCGTACGACCTCGATGCGAACGACATCACCTTCGTTGATCTCAACACGACCACCAAGCAAATCCAGTGGCAGGGTGGCCAGTCCGAAGAGATCGACGCGACGACGTTCGCTAGCGAGCAAAAGGAATCCGAGCTCGGCCTCGGTGATCCGGGCGAATTCTCAGTCCAGGGCAATTACTCGTCGGACGACGAGGGGCAGTTGATCTTGCGTGCTGCGCACTCCACGAAAGCGAAGCACGTCTTGCGCGTCACGTTCTCCGACAAATCGCAATTCCTGATGATCGGCATGGTGCGCCAGTACTCGTGGTCCGGCGGGGTGAACGCGATCATCTCGTCCAGCTACAGCATTCGGCTGAGCGGTGCGCCGAAGATCGTACCGCCGCCGGCGGCGTAATTTCAGAATGCAGATAGGAGATGTACGTGGAAAACGAAATTCAAGGGCTGTCGGATCTGCGCGCAGCTGCGCTCAATCCGCTGACCGGCTGGCGGCACGAGCTGATGACCGTGCCGGAGTGGAACGACGAGAAGATCGCCGTGCGCGAGCCGACGGTTGGCGATCGCATGTTCTGGATCGAAGCGCTTCGGGACATCGCCGGGGTAACGGAGGGCGACGACGAAACGGCGGTTCGCGAGAAGTTCACGCGCGCGAGCGACGACGCGCACATGCAGGCGAATGCGCGGCTGTTCGTTCGTGTCGTGTTCGGTGAAACGCCGGATGGTTGGCGGCGGCTATTCTCGGACGACGATGCAACCGCGGTCGCGGCTGCGTTCGGCCCCGTGCACAACCGCATCGTCGTGAAGGCGCTCGAATTCGGCAAGCTCGACGTCGACCCGGTCGAAGACGCAAAAAAGCCTTCTGCCGAACCCCAGGCCTCCGCTTCCTGATGTCGCTCGCGCTGCGGCTCGGCAAGACGTTGGCCGAGCTGTGCGAGCAGATGTCGTCCGCCGAGCTGAGTCTCTGGATCGGGTACGACGCGGAATCGCCGGTTGCAGACGATCGTGCGGATCTGCATGCGGCGATGATCGCGGCGGCGGCGTTTCAGTCGCAGGGCGCAAAGGTCAAGGTGTCGGACATGATGCCGAGATGGTCCGGCGAGCCCGCGACGGCGGAGGGAGAGGAAGGCGGCGGTGATCCGTTTCAAGCCGCCCTGATGCGCATGGCGAAGTAGGCGAGAACACACTATGGCAACAAGCCTTCGCGAGCTGATCGTCAGCGTTACGGCGAATACGACCGAATACGACCGCCGCATGCGCGGTCTCTCGTCGACGGCCGGCTCGTATTTCAATGCGGTGCGCGACGGCGGGCGCACAGCGGATGCGGCGTTTGCCTCGAACGCCGCAAGCGTGCAGGTCACGGTGCGCGCGCTCGACGCGGCGCGCAGTTCGATCCGCGAATACGCACAAGCCGCCGCAGCGGCGTTCGGCGTGCATCAGTTGATCGAGTACGCCGACGAATGGACGAACCTGAGCAATCGCCTTCGGATCGTCACGCGTGACCAGATCGATTTCGCGATTGCGCAGAACGACGTGCTGCGCATCGCGCGCGACACACGGCAACCGCTCGACGCGACAGCCGAGCTGTATCAGCGGATCGCAAACAACGCGTCGCATCTCGGGTTGTCTATCAAACAGGTCGGCCCGCTTGTCACCACGATCAGCAAGGCGGTCGCGTTGTCGGGTGTCTCGGCAGATACTGCTCGTATGGGGCTCATGCAGCTTGGACAAGCGTTCGCGGCGGGGCAGTTGCGCGGTCAGGATCTGAATAGCGTGCTCGAAGAGTTGCCGGGTGTCGCGGATGCTATCGCGCGCGGCATGGGCAAGAGTTCGGCGCAGCTCAAATCGATGGCCGAAGAGGGAAAGCTGACCGTCGGTAATCTCGTCGAGGCGCTGACGCGCGCGGCGGGCGGCACGGATACGCTGTTCGAGAAAATGCAGACGACGGTCGGGCAGACGATGACGCGCCTGCAGACGGAGATCGTCAAGTATATCGGCGAGTCGGATCAAGCGACGGGCGCGAGCGCGAGGCTTGCGCAGGGAATCACGTACGTCGCAGAGCACCTCGACGGCATCGTGAAGCTCGGCGTGTCGCTCGCGGTTGGGCGGATTGCCGTGTACTTTGGGCAATCCGCAGTCGCGGCGACGCAGGCAGCGACAGCGTGGGTCGGCGCCCAGCGAGCGCTCGTCGAGGAGACGATCAAGCAACACGAGGCGGCGCAGGCAGCGCTCGCCAAAGCGCAGGGCGATCGCGCTGCCGCGGCGGCGAAGCTTCAGAACGCGCAAGCGGCGGAGGCTTCAGCGCAGGCCGAGCTCGCGGGCATGCGAGCGATGCGCGAAAGCCTTGCGATGCAGTCGGCGTTGACGGCTGGCTCGATCAAGTACACGGAAGCGAAGCTTGCCGAAGCGCGGGCAGTCGAGGCGACGGCGCAAGCTCACGTCGCAACGGCGCGCGCCAACGTCGCCGGCAGTCAGGAAATCGGCGCGCGCATCACGGGCACGCCGTACGCGGCGATCATCGCTCGCGAGACGGCAGCCGCACAGCAGGAGCTCGAGCGCGCCGAAGCGTCGCTCGCGCTCGCGCAGCAGCGGCGTACGGCGCTTGAGGCGGCAGCGAAGCAAGGCACGATCGACAAAGCGCGTTATACGGCGTCGCTGGCCGAGACGGACCGCGGCCTTGCGCAAGCCGAGCGTGATGTCGCGCTTGCCACGCAGGCTCGTGAGCGAGCGGAACGCGCGGCGACCGCGACCGCGGCGGGTCTGAAGACGGCGACCGAAAGCGCGGCGACGGCGCAGACGGCGCTCGCGCGTACGGGCACGATGATGCGCTCGGTTGGTTCCGGCTTGCTGGCGGCGGTCGGCGGCTTACCGGGGATTCTGGCGACCGTGGGCACGGTGGCGCTTGGGGCTGCCGCGAACTGGCTGCTGTTTCGCGACAACGCGAGCAGCGCGACGTCGAGTCTGATCGACATGCAGGCGCCGCTCGATCAGATCATCGACAAATATCGGCAACTGACGCCGCTGTTACAGGAATCTGAGCGGCTGCGCACGAAGCAAGAGGCGTCGCGGGCGGCCGATGACGCGCAGTCGGCATATCGGAGTTTGGCGACGCGGGCGGCGCAAAGTGTCATGGTGCCGACGTTTGGCGATGCGCCGTCGGTGGTCTCGGATGCCGATCAGGCAGCGCTCGATCGATTCCTCGCCGGCCTGGATCGCCTCAAGACGTCGAACCTCGGCGTCGACGAGAAATCGCGCGAGATCGGGCGACTGATTGACCGCTTCGTGTCGGCGACGAGCGGCGGCGAAGCGCTGCGCGAGGAACTGGTGCGCGCCGCGGGCGCGATCGACACGGCGGGCCTCGCTTCGCAGAAAGGCGCACAGGCACTCGCTGCAATGGATGCTGCGGCAAGGGGGGGCGCCGAGGGCGTTCGGCTGCTTTCTGACGCGAACAACTTCTTCGCCGGCGGAATGGCATCGGAGGCGTGGGAGAAATATGTCCACAAGCTCAGGGAAGAATCCGACGTCATCGGTATGACGGCCCGCCAGAAGGCCGAGTACGAAGCGCGGACGAAGGGCGCGAATGATGCGCAGGCCCGCATGGCCGGTCTCGTCGCCGGACGAGCGGACGCATACAAGTCGCTCGAAAAAGCGATTGCCGACAAGGATGCGAAAGCCGCAGCGGGGGCGCGAACCAACATCGACAATCTGACGCGCGAGCTCGCGCTGATGAATCAGCAGATGGTGGTCGCGAAGGCGCTTGAGGAGTTCCAAGCCGATCTGTCGAGCAAGAAGTTCGAGAAATTCGGCTTCAATGCTGACGCAGCTCGCGCCGCGGCCGCCGCGCGCGGAAAGCAAGCCTTCGACGAGACGGTCGCCTCTGCCGCTGCACAGACAGCACGTGTGTCGACCAACGCGGCAGCGGCTCGCGCGGCGAAGGGGGGCGGTGTTCATTCGCTGGAAAGCGAGCGCATGCTCGACAACATCCGGCAGCGGATCGCGCAACTGCGCGTCGAGGCGGTCGCAACCGACAAGCTGACGCAGTCGCAAAAGGATCTCCTCGCGTTCGATCAAAAGGTGACGGATCTGCGCAGCAAGCGCAAGAAGCTGTCGGACGACGACAAGAGCCTACTTCGCGATCAGCAGGCGATTCGCGGGATGTACGAGCAAGCGTCGCAACTGGAAAAGGAGGTGCGCTATCGCGACGCGATCAACAGGCTGAAGGAGCGCAGTGCGCAGATCGACGCGGAGCTCGGCGACTACGCGGCCGAGCGTCAGCGTGACGTGCAGCGCGAACTCGGGGCGATGTCGATGGGTGACAACGCGCGCGAGCTGAATCAGGCCATCAATCGCGTGGGCGACGAGTTTCGCCGTCGACGGGACGAACTGACGAAGGGCGCGCGAAAGGACGGCACGCTTGGCTCGCCCGAGTACATCGCCGAGATCGAGCGCATCAACACGGCCGAGGCGGAGCAGGTCGCGCGCGAGCGCGGCTATCTCGAGCAGCGGCTCGCGTTGCAGGCCGACTGGCGCGTCGGCGTGAAGCGGGCGATGGCGGTCTATCAGGAATCCGCGCAGAACGCAGCGCAGATGGCCGAGGAGGCGCTGACGAGTTCGTTCCGCAATGCCGAGGATGCACTCGTGTCGTTCGCGGCGTCGGGCAAGCTCAATTTCCGCGGACTGATCGACAGCATGATCGCCGACCTCGCGCGGTTTTCGGCGCGCGCGGCGATGTCTCAGGTGTTCGGAGCGATCGGCTCCGCTTTGGGATTCGGCGGTGTCTCTGATGCCGTCGGCGCGCTCGGTGGTGCGGCAAGTGCGGCTGTCGGCTCGAATGCCTATGGCTTTCATCTCGCGACGGGCGGGGCGGTGTGGGGACCGGGCACGTCCACGAGCGACAGCATCCCGGCGCAGCTTTCGAACGGCGAATTCGTGGTCCGCGCCGCAGTGGTGTCGCAGCCGGGCGTGCGCGCACACCTTGAGCGATTGAACGCAGGGGGGCGATCCGGCTTCGCGCGATTCGCCGCGGGTGGGCTCGTTGGCGGGAGCGCGGGAGGAGGGGATTCGCCGGCGCGCAACGGCGGGATCTCGGTCAGCGCGCCAGTTTCGATCGAGGGCGGATCGTCGAACCCCGCGAGCCTGATCGCGGTTGGGGAGTTCCGAAAGATGCTGGAACAGATGATACGCGAGCTCATACAACGTGAACGCCGGCAGGGCGGAACCTTGTGGAGAGCGCAAAACGGGATTGCAGGATGAAAGACACATTTGAATGGCCGTCGACGGTACAAGGGCACGGCGGCGATACGACGCTGCGTGTGCGCAAAGCCCAGTTCGGCGACGGCTACACCCAGCGGGCCGCGGACGGCCTGAATAATCGCGAATCGACATTCAATCTGCGGTTTGTCGGTAACGCGGCGAAGGTTGCCGCGATCATCGATTTCCTCGATCGGCATGCGGGCGCGGAGTCGTTCTACTGGACGCCGCCGCTTCGCGCCCGCGGACTCTTCGTCTGCGAAAAGTACTCCGAGCCGATCAAGAACGGCGCCGTCTACACGATGACGGCGCAGTTCGAAGAGACGTTCTCTGTATAGGAGTTCAGATGTCGATACTTCAAAAAATCGTCTTGGGCGAGCCACCCAGCGGAAGTGGCGGCGACAACAACCGCGTCGCGCACATCAAGACGAACGAGAATTTCGGTGTAGTCGAACGTTCGACTCCGCTCGATCTCAGGTATCTCAACGATAGTACGAACCTGACGCCGGACGATATCGGAAAGCGGTTCGGGATTTGGATGGCCGAGCCGGGAAAGGAAGTCGGGTTTCCGCTCGCGTCGTCCGTGCCGCCAAATTCCTGTATTCACTTGTTCAACGTTCAGGGAAGGGTCGTGATCAAGTTTCAAGCCGGCGACCTGTCTCAATTGAACGTGCTGAATGCCGGCGACTGGGTGAAGTACGTGTCGGACGGTGTGAAGAACTGGCACGTCGCCGAGCGCGGTCGAATGATGTGGGACGAGGTTGTCGGCGGCAAGCTGACGGTGGGCGGCGATCTGTCTGCGGCGGTTCAAAGCGACGAAGGCCACCTTGTGCTTGGCAAGATGCCCGGCTATTTCTACGGAAATAGCGGGTCGGTGGGGTGGTGGTCTTTAGACGCCGGAGGATCGTACCAATACCTACTCAGCGACCATACGTTTCGTGTCAACGACGAGGTAGTCGCAGTGTGCGACAAGGGGAACGCTCTTCGATTCGACTGGGGGAAGAAGACGGCTGGCCAGCTCGGGGCGACGGTCGACGGAAAATACCTCGGCTATCTCTGGCACAGCGGTAACCTTGCACAACCGATGACGCTTGACACACCGCAGTACGTCGGGACGAAGAAGACGTTTACGCAGGCGCAGGAAATCGCCGTCGGTGCCACCGGGCTTCATACGCAAGCGTCGCTATACCTGAACGGGATGGGCGGCCTCAGCTATCTTGGATTCTCCGGGTTGAACAACACAGTTGGCGCGCAGTTTCGGATTTCCAGCAACACCTCGGTCGCCGAATTGCAGTGCGTCAACTACAACGCTACAACGTTCGGGGTGTTGACCGCTTCGAATTTCAATCAGGCGTCCGATCGTGCTTTCAAATCCGATATCCAGACGCTTGAGAACGTAATGGCGCGGCTGCGCGGTAAGCGGGGCGTGACGTTTCTGCAAAAAAGCAGTCCGGAAGCGGGGCGACAGGCTGGCGTCATCGCAAACGAGTGGTGGGATTTCCCGGAACTGCTCGGCGAGGGGCCCGAGATCGACGAGGACGGCGATTTCATCGTGCGTCAGTACGACGAGAGAGGCAAGGAAATTTTCGGCGAGAGCGGGCCGTCGAAGGGGCGGCCGTCGCTGACCTTCCGTTACACGAATGCCGTTGGCGTGCTGTTGGCCGGCTTGCTCGAGACGGATGCGGCGTTACAGGACGCGCTCAGGCGGATTGCGGAATTGGAGGCGGCGAAGTGAGCATATCGGCAGACGTCCAACAGCTCGAGCCGGGCCGTCTGATCGAGCTCTTCGAAGTCGACTGCACGGAAATTGGTGCCGACGTGTTGCGCTTTCACGGGCATCTTCAGTCGACGCCGATCGTGTGGCAGGGGCATGAGTACCGGCCATGGCCGATTCAGGCTGCGGGCTTCGAGCAGACATCCGACGCGCAGCAGCCATCGCCGACGCTGCGGGTGGGGGACATCAACGGAACGATTTCGGCGCTGTGCGTTGCGCTTGGCGATCTCGTCGGCGCGAAAGTGTTCCGGCGCCGAACGCTCGCACGCTACCTCGACGCCGTGAACTTTCCGGCCGGCAATCCGACGGCGGACCCGCACGAGGAAATGCCGCCGCAGCAGTGGCGGATCGAGCAAAAGAGCGACGAGCAGCCGGGATTGCACGTCGAATTCACGCTGTCGTCGCCGCTCGACTTTGGCGGCCAGCAACTGCCGAAGCGGCAGATCATTTCGATCTGCCAATGGGGGTATCGCGGTCCTGAGTGCGGCTATATCGGTGCGGCGTGTTTCGACAAGGACGACAACCCGGTAAGCGATCCCGCGCTCGATCGATGCAGCAAGAAGATCAGCGGTTGCGAACGTCGATTCGGTGTGAACAACCCATTGCCGTTCGGCGGCTTCTTGTGCGACACGATGGCGTGATGCACGAAACAGTTTCGATATGAGGACCCGCCAAATGGCGGGTTTTTTTATGGATGATCAGATCAAGAGCGCGATCGCGGTGCATGCGCTCACAGAGTATCCGCGCGAGTGCTGCGGGCTCGTCGTGAAGACCGAGAGCGGCGAGATGTACGTGAGCTGCCGAAACCTCGCGGCCGCACCGACCGACCAGTTCGCGCTCGCCTCGGAGGACTACGCTGCGGCCGAAGACATGGGCGAGATTGTCGCGCTCGTGCATTCGCATCCCGGAGCGTCGGCACAGCCGACCGACGCGGATCGCAGGATGTGCGAGCGTAGCGGCATCGCGAAATGGGTGATCGTATCGCTCGGCGTGCAGGCCGACGGCTCGATCGGTGTCGACGACTGGTGCGAGTTCAAGCCGGCCGGCTACGTCGCGCAACTGATCGGCCGCCAGTTCGTACATGGCGTGCACGACTGCTACGCGATCGTGCGCGACTGGTATCTCGCCGAGCGCGGCATTTCGCTACCCGACTTCGAGCGCGAGGACGAGTGGTGGAACGACGGTCGGTCGAACCTCTATCTCAACCACTATCAGGACACAGGCTTTCTCGACGTCGGCCGCGACGTGACGTTGCAGGTCGGCGACGTGTTGCTGATGCAGATCCGCAGCAAGAACGGCGTGCCGAATCACGCGGGCGTGTATCTGGGCGACGGACAGTTCCTGCATCACATGCACGGCCGTTTGTCGGCGCGCGCGGTGTGGGGCGGGATGTGGGCCGACTGTTGTACGACGGTGCTGCGCTACGTGGGAGACAGAAAGTGAGCGAGACGCTTCGCACGATAAGGCTGTACGGCACGCTCGGCGTGCGTTTCGGACGCATTCACCGCCTTGCCGTCTCGTCGACCGCAGAGGCGGTGCGGGCGTTGTCGGTGCTGATTCCCGGCTTCCGCGCGTTCCTGACGTCGTCGCGCGACGCCGGCTTGACGTTCGCCGTGTTCAACGGTAGGCGCAATCTCGACAAGGACGAGCTTGAGCACCCGGTCGGGCGCGACGAGATCCGCATTGCGCCGGTGATCGTCGGCAGCAAGCGCGAGGGGCTCTTCAATACGATTCTCGGCGCCGCACTCGCCGCGGTTGGCGCGGTAGCGACGTTCGGTTTCGCTCAGCCGTGGGGCACGTCGCTGATGGGGCTCGGGGCGTCGATGGCGCTGGGCGGCATCGTGCAGATGCTCAGCCCGCAGCAGGCCGGCCTCGCGGGCGCGGCCAACAACGGCACGTCGTACTACTTCAACGGACCCGTGAACAGCGCCGCACAGGGTGAGCCGGTGCCGCTCGTTATTGGGGAAATGATTGTCGGCTCGAAGGTGGTCAGTTCCGGGATCTATGCGGAGGATCAGGTTTGAAAAGGCTTCATGCTGAAGGGGGGCTGAAGCGGATCTACGGCGCGAAGGGCGGCGGCGGCGGCGGTGGCAGCAGCGAATCGCCTGACAGCCTTCATTCGATTGCGCGCGCGAAGGTGCTCGACGTGATCTCGGCGGGGCCCATCGTGGGGCTGGTGAATGGCCTGCAGTCGGTCTATCTCGACGGCACGCCGATCCAGAACGCGGACGGCTCGCTGAATTTCCAGAACTACACCGTCGACGCGCGAACCGGCACGCAGGATCAGGACTACATCCCGGGTTTTCCGGCCGTCGAGCGTGAGGCCGGCGTCGGCGTGCCGCTGACGTCCGACGCGCCGTGGGTGCGCCAAATCCAGAATACGCAACTGACTGCGGTGCGCGTGCGCTTCGGTGTGCCGGCGCTACAGCGTCAGGACACGTCGAACGGCAATATCACGGGCTATCGCGTCGACTATGCGATCGACTTGTCGGTCGACGGCGGGTCGTATGCGCAGGTGCTGGCCGGTGCGTTCGACGGCAAGACAACGTCGCTCTATGAGCGCTCGCATCGGATCGAGCTGCCGCGCGCAAAAAATGGTTGGTTGATCCGCGTGCGCCGCATCACGCCGAACGCGCACACGGCGACGATCGCCGACGCGATCAACATCGAGGCGATTACCGAGATCATCGATCGGAAGCTCCGCTATCCGATGACGGCGCTTGTCGGTATGACGTTCGACGCACGTTCGTTCTCGAGCGTGCCAGTGCGTTCGTATCACGTGCGAGGGATGATCTTCCGTGTTCCGACAAACTACGACCCGGAGACGCGGACGTACTCGGGTACATGGGATGGCACGTTCAAGGCAGCATGGACGAACAATCCGGCGTGGGTCTACTACGGCCTACTTCTCGACAAGCTCAACGGATTGGGTGACCGTGTCGATGCTTCGATGGTCGATAAGTGGGCGCTGTACGCAATCGCGCGTTACTGCGACGAACTCGTGTCCGACGGGAAGGGCGGCAAGGAGCCGCGCTTCACCTGCAACTGCGTGCTTCAGACGCGCGCGGACGCATTCAAGGTGGTACAGGATCTCGCGAGCGTCTTTCGCGGCATTTCGTACTGGGGCGCCGGGTCGGTGGTCGCGTCGGCCGATATGCCGTCCGATCCGGTCTACCTTTACACGGCCGCGAATGTCGTCGGTGGTTCATTCAAGTACGTCGGCAGCGAACGCAAGACGCGTTACACGGTCGCGCTCGTCAGCTACAACGATCCGACGAACCAGTACAAGCAAGCTGTCGAGCCCGTGCAGGACGACGACGGGATCGCGCGATATGGCGTCATCAAGACGGAGGTCACGGCGTTCGGCTGCACGTCGCAGGCGCAGGCGCACCGGCTCGGGCGCTGGCTGCTGCTGACGTCGCGGTACGAGACCGGGACGGTGTCGTTTCAGGTCGGGCTCGACGGGACGCTTTGTGCGCCGGGACAGGTGATCGCCGTTGCCGACCCTAAGAAGGCCGGCCGCCGGATCGGCGGGCGCATCCGCGCAGCGGCCGGCGAAAGGATCACGCTCGACAAGGCGCCGACAATCGCCGCCGGCGATCGCTTCACGGCGATTCTGCCGTCGGGTATTGCCCAGGCGCGCGCGGTCAAGTCGGTCGACGGCGACACGGTCACGCTCGCCGAGCGCTTCGACGCCGATCCGGTGCCGGGCGCTGTGTGGATGATCGAAAGCCGCGAGCTCGCGGCGCAGCAGTATCGCGTGGTGAGCGTGCAGGAAAGCGACGACGACGGCCAGATCGTCTACACGATCAACGCGACGCAGTACGAGCCGGGGAAGTACGCGGCGATCGACGACGGCGCACAGATTCAGCAACGGCCGATCACGATCGTTCCGCCATCGGTGCAGCCGCCGCCGTCGAACGTCCGCCTCTCGACATACTCGGTGGTCGATCAGGGCATTTCGAAAACAACGATGGTGATCGCGTGGGATGCAGCGAACCACGCGACAAGCTACGTCGTCGAATGGCGGAAGGATAACGGCGAGTGGGTGAAGGTGCCGTCGACGGGCGGCCTGCAGGTCGAGGTGCCGGGAATCTATCAGGGCAAGTACCTCGCGCGGGTGCGCGCCGAGAACGCGCTCGGCGTGACGTCGATTCCGGCGTACGGCGTCGATACTCAACTGACCGGGAAAACCACTCCGCCGCCGTCGGTCGTGTCGCTGACTGCGGCGGGCATCGTGTACGGGATCGATCTGAAATGGGCGTTTCCGGGTGACGGTTCCGCTGGCGACACGCAGCGAACGGAGATCTGGTACAGCCGCACGCCGAATCGCGACGACGCGACCAAGTTCTCCGACTTCGCGTATCCGCAGGCGTCGACGTCGTATCAGGGGCTCGCGGTCGGGCAGGTGTTTTATTTCTGGGCGCGCCTGGTCGACACGTCCGGCAACGTCGGGCCGTGGTTCCCGGCGAAGGGGCCGGGCGTGCAGGGTCAGCCGAGCACGGATCAAAGCGACTATGAGAAGTATTTCGCCGGCCAGATCGGGAAGTCGGCACTTGGCACGGAGCTGCGCGTGCCGATCGACCTGATCACCCCGCCGATGGCCGGCGACGCAACGATCTACGCGGGCGACGAAAGACTCAATGCTGGCGTGTGGTCACTGCAAGCGGCGATCGCCGAGGGCGATATGGCGGTCGCGAAGAAAGTCGAAACAGTCGCGGCCCAGCTGCACTCGGGCTCGAATCTGCTGAACGCCGCCGTGCAGAAGGAGACGATTGCGCGTGTCGAAGCCGATCATGCGATGGCTCAGGACATCACGACTGTACAGGCGAAGGTGAACGACAACGCGGCCGCGGTACAAACCGTGGCGCAGTCCTACGCCGATCTGAACGGACGCGTCGCGGCGTCGTATCAGATCAAGGTGCAGACGACCGTCGACGGGCGCAAGTACATGGCATCGATCGGCGTGGGCATGGACAACGACAACGGCATCGTCGAATCGCAGGTGCTTGTGTCTGCGAAGCGATTCGCCGTGATCGACGAGGACGGTGCGGGCGTGATCGGCGCGCCGTTCGTTGTGCAAGGCGGGCAAGTGTTTTTGCGGCAGGCGCTGATCGGTGCAGGCTGGATCACGAACGCGATGATCGGCAACTATATCCAGTCCGACAACTACATCGCGGGGCGGCAGGGTTGGCGGTGGGACAAGTCCGGTTGGATGGAAATCAACTCCGTGAACGGAAGCGGCATTCGGACGGTTATCGACGGAAACGGAGTGCGGGTGTACGACGGCAACGGCGTGCTTCGCGTGCGAATGGGGATGTGGTGAGCATGGATGCGGGATTATGGATTTGGGACGGAGCGGAGCGCCTCATGCTCGACGGAACGACACGCTGTGGCCGGATCGTTGGAATGCAGCGTATTCAAGAGGGCATGGACGGCAGCGCGGCGGCAGATCTCTCGCGCGGGGAACCGTTCTGGGCATTCATGCCCGATTGGTTGTTCCGGCACATTTCGATGAACGCCCCGGTGCCCAACGTGGAAATCAATGCGGGTGGGGTGCGATGGTGGTTCAGCCGCGACGGTAGTAGCAGTAATCGAACGCCGGTGCCGGGCTGGCTTGTCTACGGGGTTTTCTGATGGATGGAAGATTTCAAGCCTTTACAGAAGGGGGGCTGTTTCAGATCGACGGTTCGACGCCGAACTATCAACTCGTTCAGTCGATGGTGGCGATATCGCAACTGATTCGTATTGAGACGGTCAGGAACGACAAGAATATTCCCTACGAAGGGCAATTTTGGGTGTGCTCGTTCACGTTCTCTGCTGAAGTTCCGCTATATGCGTTCTCCACTGATCCGGGAGTGGGGGTATCGATTTGGGACTCCTATAGCAACGACGGGCGGACCTACACGGTGCGCTTTATTACCGAAACGCAGGCTACCGTGCGCTTCTTTGTGTTTTCCAACGTCCCGCCGGTGGATCATGGATTCGGGCTGCAGGTGTTCAACGAGCGCAGTCAATTGATTGCAGATGCGTTGACGCCGTTTTACCGTGTGCTCGACGTGGTTCAGGATGTCTACATGAATGGAACGGGCTGGACGGTGGAGGGTGCTCCCAGTCCTCAATGGCAGCAGCGATTGTATGATCGTCCGGTGTTGATTTCGGGAATGTGGCCCGCGCATTTTATTTGGGGATCGTCGAACAGCAATCAGCGGCTGTGGGACATCCTTGAGATAAGCGCCGTGCGGGTGAGCGGCGGCAACGTATCTTGGGGGACGCTGCTATACAACGGCGGCCGACATCCCAATGTCGCAACGTTTCGCGAATGTTGGCACTATCGATTCATGGTGTTGGACGGAACCGGGATCATCTAATACGCCGCCTTTGGGCGGCTTTTTCATTTCTGCGAGGAGTGGATGCGAGCTAGTCCTACGGAAGCCGTGAGCTACGCGGGAAGCATAGCGTCGGTCGCGTCGTCGCTTACGTTGACCGATATCGGCGTGATCGTCGGTATTCTCACGGCGATCGCGACTTTCGGTTTGAATTTTTACTTCGCACGGCGTAAGGATCGTCGAGAGCAGATCGAGCTCGCTGCACGCCTGCGTGAACTGGAGCATCACGATGGCTGAGAAGAAGACGCTGATTGGAGTGGTAGGGGCCGCGACAGCGGCCCTTTTGCTTTCTATCATTCCTGCATTTGAAGGCGAGATGCTTGTCGCGCGGCCAGATCCAATCGGCATAGTCACGGCATGCAACGGCGATACGAAAGATGTGTACGCGGGCCAGCGCTTCACGCGTGATGAATGCCGCGCGCGGCTCGAGCAACGGCTCATCGAGCACGCGGAGCCGGTCCTGACGTGCACGCCCGGCTTGAGGGGGCGCACATATCAGCTCGCGGCGGCGGTGAGCTTCGCCTACAACATCGGGCCGCGCGCCTACTGCGGCAGCACAACGGCGAGGCGGTTCAATGCGGGCGACTGGCGGGGCGCGTGCCGCGCGATCAACGAGTCGGACAACGGTCGGCCGCAGTGGGTGACTGCTGGCGGTCGAGTGCTGCCGGGTCTCGTGAAACGCCGCGCTACTGAACGCGCAATTTGTGAGCGGGGGCTGTGATGCCGAAAGCAGCTCTGTATCTGTTGGCCGCGCTGCTTGGCACGGCGGCCGGCGCTTGCCTCGATCACCTGATCGGCGCACGTCGGCTTGCCGATGTACAGGCCGCGCGAGCGCTCGATGCGCAACGGCGCGCCGAAGCGTTGGACGCGATCTCGCGTGCTGCGCTCGATGCCGAGCAGCGCGCGATCGCCGCGCACGATGCCGCCGCGTCGGCGGTGGCCGCCGTCGACCAACGAACCACGAAGGAGAGGATCGAGCATGAAGCAGAGAGTCGCAGCCTGCGGGCTGCTCTTGCCGCTGGCACTGAGCGGCTGCGCGTCGCTGTCCGAAACTGCACGGCAGCCGGTGGCGGCAGTGTGTCCGGCGCTTCCAGCGCCGCCGGCGTGGGCGATGGTGCCGCCGCCTATGCAGACGTCGACGCAGCGGTTGCGGAACGCGTTTTCGACGCCGCCAGCGACGATCAGCGCGAGATCGACAAACTGACGGCCCTACAGGGCTACGTGTGCGCAGTCCGGCCTAAGACTCCGGGCTGCGAACAGAAGTAACGAGAAACAGGGCGACCGGCGTGCGTGCGGGAACACGCATGCCGGTCGCCTTTCCACTGTCCGTGCCAGTGAATCGGCCAAGGCCCTGCTTGCCTACGTAGGCGGGCCGGATTCTACATCAAGTTTAAAAACGGCTTTCACAATGGCAAATCCCATTATTCCCTGGATCGGCGGCAAGCGTCGACTCGCTGACCACATCATCCCGCGCTTTCCGAAGCACGACTGTTACGTCGAGGTGTTCGCGGGCGGGGCGGCGCTGTACTTCATGCGACCGCCGGCCAGGGTCGAGGTGATCAACGATATCAACGGCGAGCTGGTGAACCTGTATCGCGTCGTTCAGCACCATCTCGAAGAGTTCGTGCGTCAGTTCAAATGGGCGCTGACGAGCAGGCAGGTGTTCGAGTGGCTGAAGCATACGGTCCCGGAAACCCTCACCGATATCCAGCGTGCGGCGCGGTTCTACTACCTGCAAAAAAGTTGCTTTGGCGGGAAGCTCGAAGGGCAGACGTTCGGAACGCGGACGGAGCATCCGCCTGGGTTGAACCTGCTGCGCATCGAGGAAGAGCTATCGACGGCGCACATTCGCCTCGCGAATGCGTACATCGAGCGGCTCGATTGGGCGACGTGCATCGATCGTTACGATCGGCCGCACACGCTGTTCTACCTCGATCCGCCGTACTTCGAGACTGAAGGGTACGGCGTCGCATTCCCTTTCACGGAGTACGAGAAGATGGCCGAGCGGTTGCGTTCGCTCAAGGGGCGGGCGATCGTCAGCCTCAACGACCATCCGGAAATCCGGCGCGTGTTCGCCGGTTTCCATATCGAGAGCGTGCCGATTCAGTACACGATAGGCGGCGGGAAGGGCGTCGAGCGCCGCGAGCTGATCATTTTCAGTTGGGATGATGCTGTGCAGCCGGTGGGATTGTTTTGA